AACCGTTACAGGGATATGATAGGGTAGAGTACGCTAGAGTAGGGGGATGGGGAGTCATTGTTTCCAAGGCTGACCAGTTTAAGTCCGGAGATAAGTGTGTTTATTTTGAGGTTGACTCTAAGGTAAATGCAGATGACCCTCGGTTCGCTTTTATGGCAAAGCGTGACTATAAGGTTAAGTGCATTAAGATGTGCAAGGTATACTCTCAGGGCTTGATTATGCCTGTGAGTGCATTTGATGAGTTAAAGGATGCAAATATTGGTGACGATGTTACTGATATTTTAAAGGTTCGCTATTCTGTCGAAGAGGATAACGCTCGTAAGTCGGATGTGGCTGAAAAGAAATTGACTTTCTTCGAGCGTATCAAGAATTTCTTTACTGGCAAGAAGGTAACTAATCCTCGCAAGTTCCCTACTAAGTTTGAGTACGTAAAGAAGTCGGACGAAGAGCGTGTTGAGAATATGCCATTTATTTTGAAGGACAAAGAGCCTTGGATTAAGACCCAGAAGATTGATGGAACTTCTTCTACTTATATCATGGAAAAGAAACCGTTTGGCCGTTGGGAATATTATGTATGTTCTCGCAATGTGCGTCAGCTTGACCGTAATCAGTTCACTTGGCACAATAAGGGCGGTAACGCTGAATCTAATGTGTACTGGGATATGAACGACAAGTATCATATTGATGAGTTCTTGAAGCGTTACATCAAGGATAATAACCTAAAGTATGCGGCATTGCAGGGTGAAACCGCTGGCCCTAATCTTCAGGGTAATCCTCACAAGTATGGTGAAGTATGTTTCTTTGGTTACAATTTGATTCGTTCTGACGTTGGGCGTATCAATTCTTTGGATGCAAAGAAGATTTGTAATGCTAATGGAATTGATTGGGTTCCTATCGCAGATGAGCATTATATCTTACCCGATGATATGGAGACTTTAAAGCTGGATGCTGATGGTGAGTGTATTGTTGGCACTGGCTTGCGTGAAGGTTGGGTTTATCGTAGTCTTGACGGTCAGCGCTCTTTTAAGAATGTTAGCCGTAAGTATATGATGAAGCATGACGAATAATCTAAAATAAGGAGAAACGCCGATACTGTCTTTAATGTGAAGAAAAGTCGGCGTTATTTATTAAATGGCATATTATACCTACGAGCAGTTGGTAAATAAGATAAATAATGGCGAAGTAATTTATTTCGTTAATGCTGAATGCGATATTACAGAGTTTTCTTTTGATGGTCATTATAAAATGACAATATCAAATCTAATGAAAGTTATTTTTAACAAAGAATTAACCGAAGAAGAATTTAATGAACGCTTCACATATTATGTGAGACATTTCAAGATTGGCGGTAAAAAATGAATAATGAAAAGTGTATGAATTGTGGAACTACAGTTGATGTTGAAGGTGTTGATATTTTGCCGCTTAAATATGGCAGTAGGTTTGATGGTTGGGGGACGAGAGTTTTTCTCTGTAAGAAATGCTTGAGCGCTAGTCCATTTACTTCTATTGTTGCGGTAACAAACAAGGAACTTTCTGAGAGCAGTGATGCAACAGACGAAGATTTGCTTGAGTATAAGAATGAAGATGATATGTTTGATTACATCGAGTCCTTATCTCTTGAAAGTCAGGAAAAATTTTTTAACAGTAACGCTTACGGCGAGTTCTATACAAAACTGTCACCGGCTGTATGGTTGATGGCAGAAAGGAGTAGGGTGAATGGCTAATTATCAGAAAATCTTAGAGAGATTAAATCGTAGAAAAGACTATATCGAGCTAAATAGAAAATGCAAGGTCGTATTTGTCGGCCTATTTGGTAGTCAGAATTATGGACTTGATGATAACGATTCTGACATTGATTGTGTTGTTGTTACAATGCCATCACTCGATGATTTAATTAGTGGTAAAACTGATGTAAAGACACTAACTCAATCAGAGTTCTCATCTGATTCTTCCGATGATGGTCAGGTAAAGTTGATGGATATTCGTGATTTTGCAAAACAGTTGGCAAAGGGCAGTTTTGTTAATCTTGAGGCGTTATTCTCTGATTATGTCATTGTGGATGACTCTTTTAGAGATTTTTATAATGTTAGAAATAAAATTTACGATAGATATATCTGGCATTACCAGAACGCTGTATATGGTGCTATTCACCATATCTTAAACTACTACGAGATGAACGCTTGCGCTAACGAAGAAAATAAACAGTCAAAGCGTATGTATGAAGCGTTGCGTCTGAAGAATCTTTATAATCAACTTACGGATAAGAGTGACGTAGAGTCAAATTCGCGTCCAGAATTTTATATTGCCAATTTATCTGAAAGATGTTCTATCGGGAATGTAAAGTGCGGTGTTCTTGATAGTGCACAGTTTTTTGATAATGTAAAAGATATTGAAGCGCCTAGCACAAAAGAACCAAAGGTAGCGGAGTCTTTGTGTGGATTTAACATTCAGATTTTGGCAAATCTTACCATTAAGAATAGTATAACTGGTAATTTGTACAGAAATAATTATGCTGCGAGTTCTGTAAGTTGTGCAAAAACATCATACACAACCGCTTGACAAAGCTAGAAAGTTTTGATATAATAACTACAGAAACGGAGAGATAGGGTGAAGTGTAAGACAGTCGATGATGTATTAAAAGCGATGTCTGTAGACGATGTATTTACGAACAATCCTTCAATTTTGAAAGCAGAGTATCGTGAATATTTAAAGATGTTTCATCCAGATTTTCACAATGGTGAGATGACCTATCAAGAAGTAACCTCAAAAATTGTGATGCTCTATGAAAAGGCCACAGACTTAATCGCTAGAGGTGCATGGGAAGAATCTAATAAGATTCGTTTAAGCAAACCAAACGGAAAAACGCTTATCGTATCGTATCTGAAAGAATACGGTTTTGAACTTGGAAAGATGTATTTATGTAATAATCATATTGTATATGTCATTCCGAGACAACACAAGAAGTATTACGATAACTATATTAGTTCAATTAGATTTTCGTGTCCTAGAGATATGATGCAGAGTGTTGATTACGCGCTACCGCATATTGTTCAAAATTTTGAGAACAACGAAGAGTGCGTGATTATCATTAAGCGCGAACATGGCTGTGTTCCTCTTTCTGAGGTATGGAATAATTTCAATAATAAGATTCCTATTAAGCACACAGCTTGGGTAATTTCACGCTTACTTAATCTTGCTTGCTTCTTGTCGTATAATAATGTGGTTCACAATGGTATTGACATTAACAGTTGTTTTGTTGATATTGAAAAACATGGAATTATGTTATACGGTGGATGGTGGTATACACGCCCTGTTGATGCAAAGATGATTGGTGTTAGCAGCGAAGTGTATGATGTTATGCCGCCGTCTGCGAAGCGCAACAAGAAATCTAAGAAAAGCACTGATATGGAATGTATTAAGATGCTTGGGATTAAGTTACTTGGATGCACTTCAAAAATTTCAGATGCAACAGTTCCAGACCAGATTATGATGTGGTTAAGAACTGGTTCTGGTGAATACCCTCCTACAGAAATGAAAAGATGGGAAATGTCACTTGACGCAGCATTTGGAAAACGCACGTTTACAAAAATGAATCCAGAAATGGGTAAAATTAAAGTTTAATTATAAGGAGAAAAATATGGGATATTCACATTGGGACGCATCTAGCTGGGATAGCTATTCTACTCGTAATGTCACTAATAAGACGAGCGTTTCTGGTGGCGGTTCGTCCAGTTTGTATCAGTCTACGGCCATGCCTGATGACATGAATCCGAAGAATATTACTGTTCGTGAATCTCGTGACAGTAATGATAATCCGAATAGTACGCCTATTATCATTGCGCTGGATGTCACTGGTTCCATGTCGCCTGTTCTGCGTTCTGTTATTACGAACCTTAATACTCTGATGCAGGAGATTTACAATCGTGGTTCCATTACAGACCCGCAGGTTTGCTTTATGGCTGTTGGTGATGCTGACTATGACCTCGCACCGCTTCAGGTAAGTCAGTTTGAGAGCGACATTCGCATCGCAGAGGCTTTGCAGAAGGTGTGGTACGAAGGAAGGGGTGGTGGCAATAGTCAGGAGTCTTATACGCTTCCTTGGTATTTTGCAACCAATTATGTTAGTGCGGATGCAATCGAGAAGCGCCACAAGAAGGGTATCTTGATTACTATGGGTGACGAGCCGTGTCCTGATAAACTCACTCGCAAGCAGATTCAGAAGGTGTTTGGAACTACTATCGAAGAGGATAGCATTAGTTCCGAAGAATTGCTGAATGCAGTTAGTCGTGATTGGGATGTTTTCCATCTGATTATCGAGCAGGGCAACTACTATTCTAATCGTTATCGTTATCACGATACAAGCCTTGTCGATGATAGCTTTGGTGAACTTCTGGGCGAACGTGCAATCCATGTGTCTGATTACAACAAGATTGCCGAAATTGTTGTTTCCATTCTGGAAGCACTGGCTGGCAAGGACATTGACGCTATCTGTGATAGCTGGGATGGTTCTACCGGAATCGTTGTCCGTAAGGCTATCGAAGGACTGGCAACAACTGGAAATAACACTGCTACCGCAGTCAATGGCTTGGTCGAGTTCTAAAATCTAACGATTTAGCGTGGAGAAATCCACGCTTTTTATTTTGCAAAACCCCTTGACTTTTCCTAGCGTCTATGATATAATAATGATGTCAAAGATGTTTGACAGGAGGGTTTATATGGACATTAAGATTGTGATTGGCGCACAGTATGGTGATGAGGGGAAAGGCAGAACTGTTGACTATTTCACTCGTGAATGCAAGAACGGCGATATGGCTGTTGTGCTCACAAATGGTGGAGCACAGCGAGGTCATACTGTTGTAAAAGGAGATAAGCGTCACATCTTTCATCATTTCGGTTCTGGAACTATGAACGGCGCTGATACTATTATCAGCGAAATTTTTCAGGTAAATCCTATGGTATTTTCTACGGAGTGGGATGAACTGCGTGAACTTGGTTTTACTCCGAATGTATATGTCGATGAAAACTGTTTCATTGCTACACCTTGGGACGCTTTAATTAACCAGTGCTGGGAAACTGCGCTTGGAGACGGTCGTTTCGGTTCTTGCGGTCTTGGTGTCTATGAAGCCATTATCCGTAGCAAAGAGCCAAAATACGCAATTACTGTAAAAGAGATTCAGAAAGCGAACGAAGAGAATAACTGGATTCCGATTGCAGAAAAGTTGGATATTATTTGTATGGATTATGTTCCTGCACGTTTACATGAGGTTCTTGATGGCCGTGACATCCCGGAGCAGTTCGTTAGTAACTTTGAGAAAGATTACGTATTGTCTTTTTTGAGCGACTTGGCCTTCTTTATCAAACACGTTACGGTAAAAAAGTTTACTAAAACAGAGCTTAGTGCAAAATATAAGCGACTTGTGTTTGAAAACGCGCAGGGTCTTGCAATTTCGCAGAAATACTACGAGCAAGGTGAGAATACGACTCCGACATATACCGGGCTTAGTTCAGATTTTGATGTTTTAGATGGTTTCGATGTAAAGAGTATGGACGAGTTCGACATTGAGATTTGTTATACTACACGTTGGTATACAACTCGACATGGTGCTGGTATTCTTCCGGGCGAGACTGACGTAAATAATCTAAGCACAAAAATTATTGATAACACAAACGTACACAACGAATGGCAGGGTAGCATTAGATACGCCATGTTTGATGTTGACAGATTTGTTGGTCGCATTATGCGTGACCTGAGCGTGACACAATTTGTTGAAGGAGACTTCAACTTATCGTTTGCCATCAACGCTGTTGACCAGTGCGATAATAAGAAAATTCATTATATCATGGATGGACGTGAAAGCGTGACTGGTGTAATTGATTTCGCAAACGTTATCTCTGAAAATTTCGCATCGTTACCGAATCTTATTTCTCGTTATCTTGGTGCTGGTGAAGATGCTAGATATACTGCCAACTGTAAGTAAGGAGGTATAAATATGCAGGAGTTTGTTATGTTGGTTGGACTTCCGGCAAGCGGAAAGTCTACCGTAGCGAATGAGTATATGGGAAAGGGGTATCTCATCTTTAGTTCTGATGCGATTCGCAAGGAACTTTTTGGTGACGAAAATGACCAGACTGACAATAATCTGGTATTTAATACTCTGCATAATCGCATTCGTACTGCAATGAAAGATGGTTTTAGTGTTGTATATGATGCAACGAATATCAATGCTAAACGGCGTGAAGGATTCTTACGCGAGATAGCGAAGGTAAACTGTCATAAGCATTGCGTCTTTATGGCTACTCCGTATTCCGTCTGCGTTATGCGCAATCAGAAGCGGGAGCGGAAAGTCCCCATGTCTGCTATGGAGCGTATGCGTAAGGGAATTGATATCCCGTACTACTTCGAGGGGTGGGACGAAATCACTGTTCGGCGTGTTAAGTTGGTAGCTCCGTATGAACCGTTTGACCTTGTTGACAGCCTTCTGAATTACAATCAGGAAAATCCGCATCACGAATTTACGCTTGGCGCACACATGAAAGAGGCGTGGCGTTACGCAGTAAACGAGGAATACGATATGTATGTTCAGTGGGCTGCTCTTGTCCATGATATTGGTAAACCGGCCACTAAGACGTTTACTAAAATGAATGGAACAACTGATGGAAGTGCACATTATTACAGTCATCAGAATGTTGGTGCGTATGATTCTTTGTTCTTGAACTATCCGAAAGAAATTACGGACAAAGATAAACTGCATATTGCAGTTCTTATCAACTACCACATGATTCCCTATACATTTGGCAAGGGTAATATCGGAAAAGATAAGATGCGTGAACGTCTTGGAGACGAAATCTATAACGAGGTTATGCAAGTGCATAACTGTGATGTAAACGCACATTAAAGAAATAACCGCCATTTGGCGGTTAAATACATATAAAAGAGGTTGAAATATGGCATTAACTTTCTATGATACCAATGCCTTGCTGAGTCTGCGTGAAAGCGCATTTGTTGAGAAATTTGCGTGTTCTCATAAAACGCTTGAGGAAATCGAGAACATTAAGACATCCGGCAAGAAAGACGATGAAACTAGGTATCGCGCAAGGAAAGTGGCACACGCTTTTCAGGATGGAAACAATTACATCGTTTGCAACTACCCTTATGACAGAATTGTTAAGGAATTGGCCGCAAGAGGGCTTGAGGTAACTCCAGACGCAATTATTACAACAGAAGCATATCTGTTAAATTCTGAAACAGATGATGTCGTTTTTGTTACAGATGATGTAAATTGCTATAACATTGCGAAAAACATCTTTTGTCTAAAGACAGAGACTCTAAATAGCATCAAAGAAGATATTTACGAGGGATATATTAAGATTAGCGGCACAACTGACGAAATCAATGAGCAGATGGACGTTATTGACATGTCGAAGTTGTATGCCAATGAATATATTGTAATTGACGATAAGTCGATTGGCAAAACGAAAGAAATGCGTTTTGATGGTAAAAAATTTGTTGAATTAAAGCTACCACCGTCTGGGTTTATTAAGGGCAAGAATAGTTTGCAAAGATGCGCGCTTGATGCTTTAAACAACAAGGATATTGACATTGTTGCAATTCTAGGAACGTATGGTTCTGGCAAGTCCTTCTTGTCTATGCAGATGGGATTGTATGGTGTAAATGAGAAAGGCTATCAGTCCAAAATTCTCGGTGTGCGCGAAGCGCGTGGCGAAGGTAGTGCAGTTGGTTACTTGCCCGGAGAGTTTGAGCAGAAAGTTGGTGACTTCTTTAAGCCTTTGGAGCAACAGCTAAAGGGCGGTGAGTTCGAGTTGCAGAGTCTAAAGCAGCGTGGTGTACTTGATGTTCAGATTCCTTATTATCTAAAAGGAACTACTTACGATAGTACCATTATGGTTGTTGACGAAGCAGAGGATTTAACGGAATCACAGTTGCGTTTGGTTGGCACACGTCTTGGTCAGAACTCGAGAATTTTCTTTTCTGGTGACTATAAGCAGTCTCTAATCAATAAAACTATTAGCAATCCGCTCGTTAAGATGTGTGATGAATTTAAGGGTAGCCCTAATTTTGCTTGCGTATTTCTTGATACCGATGTTCGTAGTGAAGCATCTAAGATGTTTGCTACTTTGTTTAAACAGTAATTGAATTATGTATTTGCCTAATCATTTTGAAGCTATCGACAAGAGCGTTTTGAATGATAAGGCCAGATATAAAGAAGACTTTGGCGATATGTATAGTTTATTGCTGGGTCTTCTTTCTACATCTGGCATCTATCCGAAGCATTCTTTAGATTATAACAAGATAACACTGGAGTTCGACGTAGATAACCGTATGTTGCAGATTATGATTTCTGACTTGTATGGTATGTATACATACGTAAACTATAACTCCGTAAGTAACGTAGTTACGTTAAATCTAGCTAGTTGGACTACCTATGGTAAAATTTACCAGTTAGCCAACGCTATCTACGAATCCTACTTTAGATTGAAGAAAAATTCAAAAACCCCTTGACTTTTCTGTTAAAATATGGTATTATATAGATGTTCCAAAAAATCTTGAATAAAAGGAGAATTGAGAATGGTTGTTAAGGTCGATGAAGCAAAGAAAGCAAACAGAGTCGCGTATACTGAAACATGGTATCTCGATAACATTTCGTCAGTGAAATTTTATACACTCCCGACTGATGGTGAAGCTAATATGCCCATTATGGAAGTATACAGCCGTAGCGATAACACCATTGATGGAGTTGAGCCACTCAAGTATGTTATGGGTGAGAATCAGCAGAAGGTTACTCTTATGACTGATACTGGGCATATTATAGAAAAATTTGGGTACGAAGCTGTTTCTAATGGCTGGGCTGTTCACGATGGGGATGGAAGCCCGATTATGAAATCTAAGTAAAAAATATTCTCTAAACCCCTTGACAAAATTACATTTTTATGGTAAAATATTGGTGTTCAAGGAGGTGCGAGAACCATAAGGAAAAACGGCTTTTTGACCGCTTTGATGAATTTTGGAGTTAGTGAAAAAGATGCAACCGATTTTGCTAATAAAGTCATCAATATGGGCGGTAAGGTAAGTTACGAAGGTGCTTATCATATTTGGGAAACCAAAATGATTAAGGCTGGAATCGCATCTACAAGAGATAAGATGGTTGCGAAAGATACAATCAGCAATAAATTATTTGGATAAAAGGAGTATCTAATTATGGCAAATTTTGCAAATGCAGTTCGTGAATCTGCACGAATGACTACTACCGCAAATGGAGCAAAGTGCTACAATACCACTGGTAGCAAGATGCTTGACCTGTTCTCTACCGCTGGTGGTATGCGTACTCGAATCAACGATGTTCGTGATGCGTTCTCTGCGGCATGGAACGAGAATCCTGAGCTGGCAATTAAGCTGGCTTTCTATTGTCGTGACGTGAGAGGTGGACAGGGTGAACGTGACGTTGCACGTGAGATGCTTCGTTGGGTTGCGGAATATCATCCCTCTACCATGCGTAAGAATTTGAAGTTCTTACCTGAGTATGGTCGCTGGGACGATATTTACGTCTTTGTTGGCACTAAGGTCGAGAATGACGTATGGCAGATGGTTCGTGAACAGTTTGCCGAGGACATCAAGAATGTTAATTCTGGCAAGTCCTGTTCTCTGATGGCTAAGTGGCTGAAGTCAGTCAACACCTCTTCTAAGAAGTCTGTTGAACTTGGTCGTTTGACTGCTCGTAAGCTGGGGCTGTCTTATATGCAGTACCAGAAAACTCTGGCTAAACTGCGTAAGTACATTAACGTGACCGAGGTTAATATGTCTGCAAACAAGTGGACTGATATTAACTACGAGGCCGTCCCTTCTAAGGCAATGACCAACTATCGTAGCGCATTCGCTCGTCACGACCGCGAAGGATTTACCGACTATATCAACGCTGTTAAGGCTGGAGAAAAGACTATTAAATCTAACACTCTGTATCCTTATGACCTTGTGCATCGGTACATGGGCGGTGGTGGCATGGTTTCCTATCGTTCCGGTTACTACAACTGCGGTGGTCTGGCAGACAAGGAAGATGCTGTTGTTGAAGCACAGTGGAAGGCATTGCCCAACTACATTGATGGGAACCATAACGTGATGGTTATGGCAGATACATCCGGTTCTATGCGCGGCCAGCCCATTGAGTCTGCGCTTGGTCTTGCAATGTATTTTGCAGAGCGCAATAGCGGCCCTTATAAGAATCTGTTTATGACCTTTAGTACCAATCCTTGTTATGTTACTCTGGATGAACAGAGTATGCTTGGCAATCTGAAGAAGGCCGCAAAAGCCAACTGGATGGGTTCTACCAACCTTGAAGCAGCTTTTGTTAAGATTCTCAAGACTGCTACTGACAACCATCTGACCGATGATGAGTTGCCCAAGGCACTTGTTATTATCTCGGATATGCAGTTCAATAAGTCGTTGATTCAGGGGGACAACTACTTCGACTCTATGAAGAATATGTATGCCGCACATGGTTATACGCTCCCCCATGTCGTGTTCTGGTGCGTAAATGCTTGGGCTGGTTCTACTCACCACAATAACTATAACGACTATGTTACTGCATTTAGCGGTAATGCCGCAAGCACTTTCCGTGATGTTCTCGGAACTATCGGTTATAATGCTTACGAGGCTATGCTGAAGGTTCTGAATGGTGAGCGTTATGCGCAGATTCATGCCTAATGTTTGACTAAACGGTGGCAATGCCGCCACCGTTAATTTTTAATCTAAAGGAGAAAGTATGGTTAATCTTTTAGCATTTGTTCCTATTGTCGCAATTATCGCTGTAATTGCATTGATTGTTATTGTTTTTAAGTCTTGCTATAAGAAAGCACAGGCACAGGCAAAGGCTGAAATTGCCATTGCAGAAGCAGAAAGCGCACGTGCCGCAAATGAAGCACAGGTTGTAGCCGATGCTGAAATCGCTCAGAAGCAGAACGAACTGGCTATTAAGAAAGCACAGTTGAAGAAGGTAACAGAAGTTGAACAGGCTCGTGCCGATGCCGCTCGTGGAATTGAAGCAGAAGAGCAGCGTAAGGCGCAGGAAATTGCAACTGCAAACGCCAACCTTGCTCGTCAGGAAAAGGAAATTGAACTGAAGGAACGTGAGGTTGCCATTAAGGAAAAGTCTCTGGAGGCAGAGGTTAAAAAGACCGCAGAAGCAAAGCGTTACGCAGACCAGCAGGCCGCAGATGCGCATTTGTATACTGTACAGCGTCAGTCCGAGGCTTCACTGTTCGACCGTCAGAAGAAGGCAGAAGCAGAGAAGGTTGAGGCTACCCAGAGGGCGGAAGCTGAAAAGATTACCTCTGAGGCAAAGCGTATTGCCGCAGAAAACGAAGCCGCTGGTATCAAGGCAAAAGGCGTTGCAGAAGCAGAAGCTATTCGCGCAAAGGCACTGGCAGAAGCAGAAGGTACTCTGAAAAAGGCAGAAGCTATGCGTGAGTACGGCGATGCCGCAACTATGGACATGAAGCTGGCTGTTGCCAAGGCTTATATCGACAAGTTGCCTGATATTGCCGCCGCAGTTGCCGCGCCTATGGCAAATATTGGCAATATCACTATGTATGGCGAGGGTAACACCGCAAAGCTGACTGGTGACGTTACCAAGACCATGAAGCAGATTACTGATGGCTTTACTGATGCTACTGGTTTCAACCCTATGATGCTGTTGTCTGGCGTTCTGGGTGGTAAGCTGGCCGCATCCAACAGCGGTTCTACCGTAAACGTCCATGTTGACGGTGATAATCAGTAATCATTCTCTTTTAGATTCTTGCAGGGTGTATACCCTGCTTTTATATGGGGTATTAGTCTAACTGGATAAAACACCACTCTCCTAAAGTGAATTTCTCCGTTCGAGTCGGGGATGCCCCACCAAAATTTTTTCAAAACCACTTGACAAATCGCAAAAAGTATGATAGAATATAGGTGTTCCAAGGGGAACAGAAAGAAGGTATATTACATGAAATGTGACGCTGTAAAAGTACACGAGTCGATTCCTATGACACCGAAACGTCTTTATGAGTGGGCTGTTGCAAACGGGGTACAGGATTGCCAGATGTATTTCCCAGCAGATGAGTTTATGACCGATGTTGACTTGACAATGGATTGTATGTGCAAAGAATATCGTGGTTTTGGTAAGAACAAGGAAATGGTAGTTAATATCTGTAGGTGATTGTACGATGGTTTTTGTCTATGAGCTGAAATACGTTGATAAACGCAAATTAGTTCCAGTCACAGAGAGTCCGAAGATGAGGACAATCGCTACGGTGATTAACAAAGTCACTGGAAACGATGTTAAACGTCTGTATAATCGCTTGAAGCGAAGTGGCAATATGCCACAGATGGAGCATCTAAAAGATGGGAACTACCGTATTATGTATATGGCACTGCCTAATGGGTTGAAGTTTGACCCATTCTATAAAGGTGGAACATATTACAGAGGAAGGAGCGTATTTGACCGTGATGACACTTGATGATAGAATGAAAACTTATTATGAGGGTGCATATCGTGTTTATCTGACGCGGCGTATGCCAGTCATTATCCGAATCGACTCTCGTGCTGGGCATACTTTCACAAAGAGTCTGAAGAAGCCTTTTGACGTAGTTTTCACTTCAACAATGCAGGATACAATGAAGTATCTGTGTGAAAACATTCAAGGCTGCGTTATCGGCTATACACAGTCTGACGAGATTACTTTGTGCCTTGTTGATTATGACAAGCTGGAAACCGATGCTTGGTTTGGTTATAATCTAAACAAGCTGGTAAGCCTTAGTGCATCAATGGCTACGTTAGCATTTAATAAGTATTTTGAACGCAATGCTAATAGAACTCTCACCAAGATGGCATTGTCTTCTGGTGTGAATAAGTTTGAAATTGACGCTTACTCTGCTACATTGGCAAAGTGTAAAGAAAAGGGTTTGTGTTTCGATTCTCGCGCCTTTAATATCCCGAAGGAAGAGGTATGTAACTGCTTCTTATGGAGACAGCTTGACGCTTCTCGAAACAGTATTCAGGCGGTCGGTCAGGCAAATTTCTCGCATACTGTTCTGAATGGCAAGAGTACGTCTGAAATTCAGGATATGCTGATGACAGAAAAGGGTATCAACTGGAACGACCTTGCGACTGAATTAAAGCGTGGCTCTTGCTGTGTACGAGATGGTAATGGCTGGTCTATTGACCACGAGATTCCCAAGTTTACTGGCGAAGGCCGTGACTATATTGATAAGCTGGTTTTTGTTGGAGAATAAAATGCCTAAATATAGTTTTGATTTTAGGTACGCATACGGAAGTTGGACATTATGTAATTTGCGTTATGAGCATTATGACATTGATGCCCCTTCTGAAAAGGAAGCATTTAAAATCGCAGAAAAACAGTTCAATAAAACGCATAAATCTGCAATATGTGACCTCTATCGTGATAGTGATGGATGGCATAAACTTCTTTGGTGAGTATGAACATTAACGTTCCGTTTTCTTGCGGCGATGTTGTGTACGCTGTAAGACCTAAAAATATGTATAACAAGGAAGCCTATATTTATAAAGGCATTGTTATTTATATTAAAGTCGAGGTTGACCGTGACAATAAAGCTAAAATTATGGCGCACGTTCGTGACCTCGATGAGACTTTAAGCGTACCTAACATCATCTATCAGAACAGTGACAGTATCTACGCCACTCTGGATGAAGCTAGGTCAGCTAATCCAGATGTTCTGATAAAAATTTAAAAAATTTTTCCAAAACCCCTTGACAAATGACGAAAAATTTGATATAATAAGGGTGTCAAGAGGAACGAAAGTTCCTCAAATGTACGTTGGTAGTTTAACGGTAAAACAATGGCCTCCAAAGCCAGAAGATGATGGGTTCAAATCCCTCCCGGCGTGTTTATATGCGCTTATCGTTCAATGGATAGGACAAAACTCTTCTAAAGTTTTTATGTGGGTTCAATTCCTACTAGGCGTACCACAGACGCATACAGCAATCCATAAATTTTAATGGTTTAAAAAGAATGCTTAAAACAATCTTTCACGGTTCGATTCCGTTCTGCGTCTAATTTTTAGTTATTCTTCATCTTTATCTGAACTCGATAGACACGAACAGCAACACTTTCTTTGTTCGCGCCACTAATTGCGAATATAGTTTAGATGGTTAGAACGCCACACCAAAATGTGGAGACGTGGGTTCGAGTCCCACTTATAGTTGTGTCTAATATGCCCGGTTAGTCAAGTTGGCTAAGACGAGTGACTCTCAATCACTAGGCGGCAGTTCAATCCTGCCACCGGGTACTTTATGGTCGAGTAGCTCAGTTGGTTAGAGCAGTAGACTGAAAATCTACGTGTCGCCCGTTCGATTCGGGCCTCGACCACCATTTTAGCTAATTACAAAAACAATATCCTACTGACATAATAATACCCATTTTTTCGGTTTGGCTAACAGCGCATAGCTATAGAAGTCTAGGATTATTGGATAGGCTAATAATGACTGCTGGAAAGACAGCAATTTATATGCGGCAGTAGTTCAACTGGATAGAACAATCGGCTACGAACCGATAGGTTGCGAGTTCGAGTCTTGTCTGTCGTACCAGATAAGTGAGTCTTAAATTACGTTGGACAAAGGGTAGCCTTTTATGGGAGACTGTTACGACAGTAACCCCGATTATCGGTGACAATGCTAACTCATAAGAGTGCGTAAGCCGGCATTTATATGTGTATGTATCCGAATTGGCATAGGAGCTGCTTTGAGATGGCAGTGTCGCAAGACATTGTGGGTTCAAGTCCCACCATGCACACCAGAATACAGTATGGTTTCAATGGTAAAACATCACCCAAATAAGAATGTGTCTATATAGACATAAGCCGCAATTATTTTTCTTAAAAGCCAAGGTGAAGATGTCGGTTCGACCCCGACTGCTGTATTTATTATGCGAGATTAACTCAACTGGAAGAGTGCCACTCTTACAAAGTGGAAGGTACAAGTTCGAGTCTTGTATTTCGCACCATACGACAGTTTATAAGCAAAACAAGTTCTGTCGGTGATAAGACAAAAGACTTAATTGGCGGTTGAGTGACCTTAAACTCACCATTATGGCTGTGTAGCTCAATAGGCTAGAGCGCGTAAAACCTATCTATTTTAGATAGTAACAGCTACACATTTTTCCATTATAAGGACGAGGTTTATGGTTCGAGTCCATACGCAGCCACCAAAAATCTAAAAAAGAAGGGAAATGAATCCGATGCAGTAGATTGATAATAATAATCCTATGGTTTTCTTTCAAATGTTGGGTGAAGTTGCCGGTGATAACATCATGAGCAAGATTTCCCGACTAAAGATTAGTGAAGAAAATGGAATTGTTACTTTATATCTAAGAGATGAACGTGAACCGTTTAACGATAGTGAACTTAGACAGCTAAGATACATCTTAGAAAGATGGTATGATATAATTTCTTTTAGGCGTGAAGATAGGCTTACTATGTTAGATATGAAGGTAAGAAAATAACCCTCCTTTATTTTTATATATAAAAAGACACATCCAGCAAACTTTTATTAAATTTTGAGTAGCCTTATGATTCAATTTTTAATGTGTCTTTTAGATTTGCCAGTGTAGTTCAGTTGGTAGAACGCGGGTTTTGTAATCCCGATGCCGAAAGGGTTCTCGCAGGTTCAAGTCCTGTCACTGGCTCCATGCCACTTTAATTCAGTAGATAGAATGATGCGTTCGTACCGCATACGTCGTAGGTTTAATTCCTACAGGTGGCTCCAATCGCACCTATACCGTGGTAGAATAGGTATAGGCAAGTATTTTAACTACCGTGTCCATAGAGTTAATGGACTTGGGAGGTACTGACAAGACAGAAGAGCAAGTACCGTGCACGTGGGCGGGTATTCGTGCTTTCATTTGCGTTCGTAGCTCAGTTGGTTAGAGCAATCGCCTTTTAAGCGATGGGTCGGGAGTTCGAGTCTCTTCGGGCGCACCACGCGGTAAGTAGTTTTCGAGTTGCGACTATTGTAGCTGGTATTCGTAAAAAATATAGTAAATGCGTGATATGACAGTATGCCGTGTTTGTGTTAAGGAACAAGCACATTGCGGATAAACCGATGACTGCTGGAAAGACAGCAATTTATGTTTCCATAGCTCAGTTGGTTAGAGCGCAATCCTGATAAGATTGAGGTCGAATGTTCAATTCATTCTGGAAACACCACTTATTTTTGAAGTATTATAAAGATATTTTGAAATCCGATAGAAAATATCGTGTATTCACTAGGTATGAAACCGCTGGATGCAACGATACTCGCGTTATGCCTTTGGTAACTAAGGCATAATATGTGGTAGTACCCAAGAGGTTGAAGGGGCTTGCTTGGAAAGCAAGTAGGCGGCGTAGGCCGCGCAGGGGTTCAAATCCCTTCTATCACGCCACGACCGTAAAGATGAACAAAATAGAGCATACGGTGTTACAAAACCGTCTCGGAGTGATTGTATTGCAAGGAGATTTAACGGAGTATATGCTCGATGTGTGGTTCGCAAAACCTAAATTGCAAATATGCGTCATGTGCCAGACGGCTAGGCGAGAGACTGCAAATCTCTTTTAGATTGGTTCGACTCCAATATGACGCTCCAGTAAATGAGAATCAAAGCGGACTGGTAAAGGGATGCCTTTAGGAGCAGACCGAACTGTTGTGATAGATGTACACTATCACACTTTGCGGTGCTCTGATTAGTGGTTTTGATGCCAACAATGGTGTTCGCGCCACCCCATCATTTATCCTCAAGCTGGCTTGAGAAACGATACTCGGAAGGGTATCACACCCCACCGTGGGAGAAAGCGGTAGTCCGGGTCGGGACTAGAGAATACGACTACGCGATATTTGGTGGATGGGAACGAGTGAGTACGATTCGTTCCCAATTTTTATTATTTATGAATAGGAGATGGTTGCATGAAGAAACTGCTAGGAGCTATCATTGCTTTGCTTACAACATTTGTGATAATTTGCGCTGTGGCAGTTCCGTCAAAAGCGGCAGATTTTAGTGACAAGTTTGAATTATATGAATCGTGGAATAACAATCTAAAAGTATATACAAGAGAAGTGAGCGAGGAACTTGATGTTCCGTATTCTGCGTTAGTTGCTATTATCTATCACGAGTCAAGATTTAAGAACGATGTTGGCACAAGCTATATTGGCCTAATGCAAGTTGGATGTACGTCAGATATTTTGAATTTTCTTTCAAATAATGGACTAAAAACATCTAAGAAAGGTTTGTATAACCCAGAGACAAACATTAGAGCTGGTGCATTGATTCTTAGATACGCAATGGATAAAGCCACAAATATGGAAGATGCGTTCTATATTTATACTTGCGGCGAGGGTGCTGTAAAAAAGCGAAAGGCGAACGGTCAGAAGAAAAATAAAGCTACTATTGAAATTACAGAGCTTTATTACGAATATTCTGAATACTTTGCTGAATAGGGTAAATCTGATTATCGACAGTTCCTATTAGATGAACTAAATGGGGTTCAGTCAGAACTCGACGAGACGAACGGTTTGCTTCAGTCTTGTGAAGTGTATCAGTCCGACTATTACAACCAGCAGTTGTTGTTTATAGAGCAAAAGATAGACTTCATAAATTCTGAATTAAAAAATTTAGAATGACCTCTTGACTTCTTGAATCCGGGATGGTATACTACTACTAGGTAGTAATCATCCCGGATTTTTCTTTAAGAAATTTTCCAAAACCCCTTGACTTTGGCCGGTTTCTATGCTATAATATAGACAGTCGAAAGGCAATAAAACAAAAACAAAAGAACTAAAGGAGAAAAAATTATGAAGCTGAAGGTTTATGAGAATCACAATCGCGTTATCGCTCTGGGTCACGAGTTTGGCAAGCGTATCAAGGTGATGGCCGTGTGTCACGCAGAGGATACCTTTGACGCGGACTTCGGTAAGAAGCTGGCAGAGTTCAAGTACAAGATTGCCAAGAAGGATGCTAAGATTGCAGAGCACAAGCGTTACATTAAGGCACTGAAGGCCGCCATTGCCGAATGTGAGCATGAGATTGCGGCACAGGAGGCCGCAATCGTTCTCGTGACCGAGAACCGCGATAAGGTTGTTGCAGATAAGGACGCATTTATTGCGACCAAGTATGTACACAACGAGGGGTAATTACCCCTTATACATAACAGGTGTTTAGATGAGATATTTAGGTGGTAAGAGCAGAATCGCAAAAGATATTTCAGATTATATCAATTCAGTGATAGGAAATCGTGATTTTATATCTTTATTTTGTGGGAGCTGTTCTATTGAGTCGCGTGTCAATGCGAATCGCAAAATTCTTAATGACGCGCATCCATATCTAATCGCCATGTGGCGAGATGTTCAGGCCGGAAGGCAGTTACCGGATAAAATCACGAAGTCAACATACGATTACGTGAAAGCGCACAAAGATGAAGACCCCGGATTGACCGGATATGTTGGTTTTGCGTGTAGTTATTCTGGTAAGTGGTTTGGTGGTCTTGCAAGAAATAAGCGCGGCGAAGATTTTTGTGCTGGTGCAAGTCACAGTATTTATCGTGACCTAAACGGTTTAAAGAATGCAGAGTTCTTGTGTGGTGATTATCGAGATGTATCAATCCCGAATGGTTCGGTCGTGTATTTAGACCCACCATATAAAGGAACTACTGGATATTCTACTGGTGATTTCGACCATGAAGCGTTTTGGGAGTATGTCAGAGAGCTTTCAAAAAGGTGCACTGTCCTTGTAAGCGAAGAGACTGCTCCTAATGATTTTGCTTGTGTTTGGTCTAAGCAGATTGCAAGACAGGTAGATGTGCGGCAAGGCCGAGTCTACAAAACTGAAAAATTATTTTCAAAAACCACTTGACAAATTTCAAAAAATTTGATATAATATAGTTGTTCGATTTATTCTATATATATAAGAGGTAATTTACATGGCATTTAATTTTAATGTACAAGAAGCTGTACGTGAGAAGATTGCTGTCAAGATTGCGCTGATGGGGCCTAGTGGATGTGGTAAGAGTTATTCTGCATTGCGTTTGGCAACTGGCATGATTGACGAAATGCGAAAGCGTGATGTTCTTGAGGGAACTAACGGCAAGATTCTTTTTGCGAATACAGAAGGCCCTCGTGGTCGGTATTACGCAAAGGAATTTAAGTTCGATATTGTTGACTTGAATCCCCCTTACAACCCTGAGCTGTTTATCGACCTTATCAACTTTGCTGTTCAGCAGAAGTATTCAATTCTTGTGATTGATAGTTCGTCCGCTGAATGGGAAGGACGTGGTGGTTGTCTTGACCTGCAACAGCAGTTTGGTGGAAACTATCAGGCATGGGCAAAGGTTACTCCTCGTCACGATAAGTTCATCGACACGATGGCATATTCTCCGATACATATTATTAGTACGATGAAGGGTAAAGACCAGTATGAGGTCGATAAGGATGACCGTGGTAAGGTTACTGTCAAGAAGCTCGGTGTTGGCGCAAAACAGCGCGAGGGCTTTGAATACTACTTTACTACGACCTTTATGATTGACCGCGATAGTCACATGGCAAAGTGTGAAAAGGATAATACCCACATTTTTGAAAATGAAGGTATTACTCGATTGGATGAAAGTCATGGTGCTAAGATTATCGACTGGGCAAACGATGGCGCTGACGACAATTCCTACGCAAACAATTATAATCCTGTAAAGGCAGATATTTCTACCGGTAATCCTGCGGCAGTCGGCAAAGCATCTGATTCGGAAGTTGCATCCAGTATTGAATCTATTGCAAGTCTGATTGAAGCCCTCAAGACCAAGGGCGTTGACCGTATGGATATTGCAAAGGCTATTTCTAAGCATCATATCGTAAATGGCAAGCCTGTTGCAAACTATAATACGATTACAGATGGTGATGTAGCAAAGGCTGTTCTTGCAGAATTGGAGAGTTTAGCATAATGAAAAGTGCTTATCTTTCCGGTAGACAGATTGCAAAGATTATTTTGATGGAGGCAGTAAATGGCAACATCAAGTATAGTCGTTATATCTATAGACTTAGCTCTTCTGCTGACGCAACACAGAAAGCTATGGAGGAACTTGCAACGCACAAGTTTACCAATGCTGGTCAGTTGAAGAAATATCTTGAAACGTATGTTATTTTCTAATCTAAAGGAGAATTTGAAATATGCTGAATCATGTTGTTATTATGGGTCGTATGGTTCGTGACCCGGAACTGCGCCAGCTTGATAACGGCACTAGCGTGACTAGCTTTAGTGTCGCAGTTGAACGCAATTATGTTGACAAGACCACCAATGAGCGTCAGGCAGATTTCCTGAATGTCGTTGCTTGGCGGCAGACCGCAGATTTTGTCTGCAAGTATTTCCATCAGGGCGATATGATTGCCCTTGAAGGTTCTTTGCAGTCTCGGAAGTACACTGATAAGGACGGTAATAACCGTATCGCAATCGAGATTGTTACAAGTAACGTTTCTTTCTGCGGCGGTAAGAATGGCGGCAATGCAAATACCGCAACTACCAATGATGCTCCGGCAACTATGGTAGCAAATGCACCATCCGAGGACAATGACGAACTGCCGTTCTAATAACTAAAGTATGATTTATGGGGCGAGCGGTTGCGCTCCGCCCCATTTTTATTATAGGGATGATTGACATGGATATGAATAAGAATGCGTAGGTAAACACCTACTCTTTTTCAAAACTAAAAAGTTTCTTTAATTGTAAATATTACTATTATCTTCATTATTTTGATGATATGAAAATGATTCCAGAGTCACACGGTACAAGCGAATTTGGGTCATATATGCACAAGATATTGGAGATGTATGGAAAAGGCGAACTTGATATATATGATATGCTTTCGTATTATGAGAAACATTATGCAGAAAATGTAACATCTACTTTTACTTTGCAGATGGAAAAGAACTTCTCAAGGGATATGGGGTATAAATATTACAAAGACGGTTATGATTTTCTAAGTAATTTTACAGGTTTTGATTTTAAGATTTTAGAAACTGAAAAACATTTTGAACTACCTTTCAAAGACAAATTTAGATTGCAAGGCCAAATAGACGTTATTGCAGAAAACGATGATGGTCTAATGATTATTGACTATAAATCTAAGGGAAATTGGAAGAGCAAAGCGGAACGCATCGAATACGAGAAGCAGTTATATTCCTATGCTTGGGCAATGAAACAAATGTATGGCGAATATCCGAAAAAGATGGCGTTCTTTATGTTTAGATTAAATAAATGGACATGGGTTGATTTCGACGAGAATAGACTAAACGAAGTCTTAAACTGGATAGAATCAACCGTTGATGAGATAGAGGGCGAATTTGAGTTTAAACCTATCACTCAAGAGAACAATGGAAAGTTCGACTTCTATTGTAACAATTTCTGTGATTTTCGTCATCAATGTCCTTACGGGCAATTAACTAATTAAGGAGAAAGATTTGCATGAGTGAACTTCTGGATAAAATCATTGAAGCAAAAGGAGTTCTTGGTGATAGACAAGCAGAGATTATCGCAGAAGGTTATCCGCTTGAAGAGTGGAATCCAGAGAAAGGCTCTGCAAAATCTATCTTCAATGCTAACGACAATAATCCTTCAATGATGTGGATGAAAAAGGACTATTACTTTAAGGACTTCTCCACTGGTAAGGTATTCGGCATCTTGGACTATTATATGTACAAGTTCGGTGAACCTTACATGAAGGCGGTTAAGCGTTTGTTAGATGAGACAAAGATAAAATACAACCCTTCTCTGTTTAGTTTTACAGCGCCAACTGAACAGAAGGATTATTTCAAGAACTTTAGATACCCTAAAGTTGAAGATGATATTTCCGGCGTTGCGTTGGAATACATGGCAAAGCGTGGTATTTCCGAAGAGACGTGTCGATACGTTGGTCTCGGTTCTGATGCGCATGGGAATGTCGCGTATCAGTTCAGGGACTTAACCGGGCGTATTGTTACAGTCAAATATCGTCCCAGTCATGCAATTAAGAGTGGCGAACCGAAATATTTCTATCAGAAAAATGCTGATACTTGCCCCATTCTTTATAATATCAACAAGATTGATGTGACACAGCCTCTTCTGTTGACAGAAGGTATGAACGACACAATGGCTTGTATCGAAGCTGGTTTCAAGAATGTCGTAAGTATTCCATCTGGCGCGAATGATGATAACTGGATTAACTTTAACTATGAGTTCTTAGACCAGTTTGAAGATATTATCCTTTGGTTTGATAACGATGATGCTGGCGAAAGTGGTATGAAGAAAGCCATTCCTCGCCTTGGTGAATATCGTATTAAGATTGTCAAACCTACGGAGGATGATGAAGAAGCGGTTTATAATTACTATCACAGCTTTAATGAGAATGTAGATATTCGTAAAACCGATGCGAATAATGTTTTGTTGGCTTGTGGTAGCGCAAGAATCCTCGCGTTGATTAACTCTGCCGAAGAAATTCCTCTGGAAAGCGTTATCGACCTGATGGACGTTGAGGAATTTGATATTGAACAGACTGAATATATTCCGAGTGGTATCAATTCGCTTGATAGGCAGATTTACGGTTTCATTGACGGAACATTGAACATCTGGACTGCCTACTCGGGTGTTGGCAAAACCACTATGATTTCGCAGTGTTGTGTTCTTGAAGCTATTGACCGTGGCGAAAGCGTATTCTGGTTTAATGCCGAATCAACGACAAGCCAGATGTTAAACTGGGTTTTGGCACAGGCGGCTGGTAGACAGCATTCTGTCGAATATACTGGGGCAAATGGTTTTCAGTATTACAAACCTACTCCACAGGCAACACAGGCTATTAAGCAATACTACGCAAAGAAAATCTTTGTTTATGACAACTTGCTTTTGTCGAATCCAGACATGGTGTTTGATAAGATGAAGTACATTTATAAAAGATGCGGTACAAAGGTATTTATCCTTGATAACTGGCTGTGCTTGAATTTCCGTGGCATTTCTGATACAGAAGTGACTGGCATTCAGGTTGACTTTATGAATAAGTTGATTCATTTTACAAAACAGAATGGATTGGAAGTTCATCTTGTTTGCCATCCTCGTAAGCAACAGGCTGGTATTCCTCTTTCCGAGTATGAGATTCTTGGCACATCTAACATTGTTAATATGGCTGATAGAATCTACGGGCTTGAGAAGGTTTGGGATAATGATTTGAAGGCACAGGGATACGACAGACAGTTCACAGTTTTTAAGGATAGAACGCTTGGTATTCATGGTGAAAGAATTGGTCTTAGATATGACCGTGTAACTCGCCGCCTGTATGGTGACGGTGATGATAGATTCAAGCAGTATTCTTGGGATAAAGGCTTGATTAGATACAACAGTCCGATTTTTGGTAAGAACGGCTTGCTTGTTGGTGATAGGGTTCTTGATTACGAACAAGCCGCCGCTAATAATACTCCGTATTGATGAGGTGATGTAATGGCAAACTATACAGTCTACCACTTACATACTATGCTGAGTAATGCGGTCACGAACATTGACTCAGTTACTACATATAAGCAGTACATAGAAAAGGCAAAGGCGTGTGGAATGACTGCTATGGCCTTTTCAGAGCATGGTAATATCTTTGAATGGGTTCACAAGAAAGATGCCATTGAGGCCGCTGGCATGAAATATATTCATGCCATGGAAGCATACCTTACCGAGCGTATTCCAGACGAGGGCGAGGAAAAGATTCGTGATAATTACCACTGCGTTTTGATTGCGAGAAACTGGGAGGGCGTTAAGGAACTTAACGTCTTGCAGGGTAAGGCATTTAATCGTGTTGACGGTCATTATTACTATGCACCTCGAATTACGTTCGCTGAACTGTTCTCCACGAGCAATAACATTATTATTACTACTGCCTGTGTCGCATCTGCATTGTGCAGAGGAACTGAAAGTGCGAAGGAGTCTTATCTTAGATTCTTAACAAGGCATAAAGATAGATGCTTCTTGGAAGTTCAGCACCATAATACGCAGAAGCAGTTTGAGTATAATAGATACTTGGCAAATCTATCCAAGGAAACTGGTCTTAGATTGATTGCTGGTACTGATACTCATTGTTTGAACGCAGAGCATGAACTTGGCCGTAGCGCACTACAGCGCGGCAAGGGCGTTTTCTTCGATGATGAAGTCGGTTGGGATTTAACATGGAAAACCTACGATGAACTTGTCGAGGCATACAGAACACAAGATGCTCTCAGTGAAGAGGAATATATGTCTGCAATCAATAACACAAATGTTATGGCAGATATGATTGAAACCTTTGAGCTTGATAGAAGTTTCAAGTACGCAAAGATTTACGATGATGGCGAGAAAGTCCTTCGTGAAAAGTTGTTTGCACCAGAAACTATCGAACCGATTATCAAAGAGGGATTTTCAAGAGAAGAAGTAACTGCGCGTTTGGAGCAGGAAATTGACACTTTTAAGGCTTTGAATGCGACTGACTTTATTCTTCTCGAAGACCATATTGTGCGTTGGGAACATTCGCATGATATGTGGCAAGGCCCTGCACGTGGAAGCGCCGCTAGTTCCTTGGCTTTGTACGCTTTGGGTGTGACAGAAGTAAACCCATTGAAATATGGATTTTATTTCTGGCGATTCATGGATAAATCTAAGTACAGCTTGGCTGACGTTGATATGGATAACTCGGCAAAAGACCGTGATAAATTGAAGTTTTGGATGTTGAACGACCACCTAGACCTTCCGAATGTCAAGACTTGCGAAATTATTACGTTCAACACAATCGCATTAAAGGGTGCAATTCGTGATATCGGACGTGGATTAGATATGCCTTTGGATGAGGTTGATACGATTGCAAAGGCCGTTCATGAAGTAGCAGTCGATGAAGAAAAGATTGTTACTATTGATGATAGCTGGCGTAAGAAATATCCAGAGCTGTTCAAGTATGTTGATATTGTTATTGGCACTATCGTTAGCATCGGTTCTCATCCGTCTGGTGTTGTTGTTTCTGACCATGACATTGAATCAGAATTTGGTCTGTGTTATCTAAAAGATGACCCCTATCCTGTCTCCTGCATCAATATGAAGGAACTTGATTCCCTTAATTTTACCAAACAGGATGCCCTTGGGTAAACAATCCTGCCCAAGTAAAAGCGAGTTATATGCTGGGAAGTGCTTAGAGCCTCAGTTACCAAAGTGTGACAATACTGAGGATTGCACAATCAGCAGGCACGATAAGTTCTGCCTCAACGACTATGGGAATATCCCAACTGTCATAGAGTGATTTATGACAGTAACCTCGCTGAAATGATATAGTCTGGTCTGCATTTAATAGTGCAGAGTCAAGCAGAAATGACTTGACATTTTGTTTGCTTTCTGATATAATATATGTAAAGGTGGTGATTGTATGGCGAAAGCAAGATATACGAAAGTGTAGTTCTATAATGAAATACTCCGGTTGTATAAAGAGTATGGCGAGATAAACCAAAATATCTACGCAAAACACACAAGTCTTGATGTTAGCTTTAGACAGTATTGTAATAAGTACGGTGGATTAAAGCAGATATGTAAAGACCTTGGAATAGAGTATAGCTATTATAATGAAGTTTCCAAAGAGCAAGCGCTTGAACGTGGGCGAATGTTGTTAGAGCAATATGGATTCTTGCGAAAGGAACTTTGTCAAAAGAACGGAATATCATCTAGTACAGTTGCGAAACTGTTTGGAAGTTATCAAAACTTTTATAAGGAAGTTGGATATAACACAGACTTTCGTAGAGATGTTCCAGTTGAAGCTGTAAGAAAAGATATACTCGAATTTATAACCGAAACTGGTTCTAAGTCAATTACAGACTACAAGAAAGCGCATCGGTATTCACAATCTATAATTGATAGATGTGGTGGGTGGCATACAATTCTTGTTGATATTGGAGTAGAACCAAAGAAATGGCATAATGGTAAAGACAATATAATCAAACAGACACGTGAATTGATAAACAAATATGGTTATCTGTCAAGTAAACTAATAGAAGATAATTGCGATTTTACTTTGCAAGCGTTGGAGTATTACTTAGGAAACGCTGATAGTATTTGCAAATATTTCGGTAATGAGCATTTATTTGACTACGGCAGAAGTAGTCAAGAACTCAGAATAGCAGAGTTACTCAAAGATATTCTAGGTGTCGGGAATTTTTCACGTGAAGTTACATGGGATTGGTTGTTGTCAAACAGCGGCAATCATCTGTATGTGGACTTTTATATTGATTCTTTAAAAGTTGCGATAGAATATGACGGTGAGCAACACTACAAATACGCTGAAAGGTTTCATAGAAATTATGATGGGTTTCTTGAATATCAGCGTAGAGATAATATAAAGAGTTCGTTGCTTGCAGAACATAACATCAAACTTATTAGAATATCATATACGCAAGAAATATCAGAAAAATATCTAAGAGATATATTAAGCAAACAAAATTAACAAAATTACGTGGATAATGTTGGTATCATCAATGAAACCTGTAAGTTAGCTGGCATCGAGAGATTGTCGCCAAAAACGATTGATTTTGAGGATGATGCAGTTTGGAATAGTATCAAGGAAGATACATCTTTGATTTTCCAGATGAACTCTAACTACGGTCAGCGTACAGTTGATAAGATGCTGTCGCCAGAGGTTTACAATAAGATTAAGAAGCAGATTCCTAATATGACACGTTTGGATTTGCTGACATTCATCAATGCTCTTATTCGTCCTTGTGGTAAGGGAGTTTATGATGATGCGACGAACGGTATCGTATCTAAAACAGGAATTAAAGAGATTGATAATCTGCTTGGCTCTTCTATGGGCTATGCAATTATGCAAGAGCCTCAGATGGCTTTTGTTCAGGAGTTCTGTGGTTACGATTTCTTGAGAGCTGATAAGCTCCGTAAGATTATCGGTAAGAAACTTGGTACACGCGACCAGCTTCCTATTATTAAGGAAGGCTGGGAAAAGAACGCAAAGGTCAAATATCATTTAACTGATGAGCAATCTGACAAGATTATCAATCCGTTCTTACAGTGTATCCTTGATGCTACACGGTATTCGTTCTCACTGGTTCATAGTTTGAGCTATTCTTGTATTAGTTATGAATGTGCATATCTGCGTTATCATTATCCATTACAGTATTTGACCTCTTGCCTTAACGCATGGAACGGTGATGACAACAAGACAGCAGAAGCTATTGAGTACGCAAATAGTCGCAAGGTAAAAATTCTTGCGCCTAAGTTCAGACATGCAAAGGCAGAATACTTCTATGACCTTGCTACGAACAGTATTTATAAGGGTACGAGCAGTATCAAGGGATTGAATGCAGGATATTCTGATTTCTTGTATTCTTTGAAGGATAACACTTATAAGACATTCACTGACCTGTTGTATGATATTCAGGCATCGGGTATGCCTCGTGACCAAGTTGAAACTTTGATTAAACTTGATTACTTTGAAGAGTTCGGTACTTGTAGAGAGTTGGTAACAATCTTTAAACAGTTCCAGTTCTTTAAGAAGGGCGAAGCGAAAACGATTGCTAAGAGTAAGATTCCAGACGAGATTACAATGAACATTATTAAGCGCAATGCTAACGAAACCGAGAAGCAATTCAATAAGTTAAATTGTCATAATATCTTGAACGAGATTGAACAGTATATTATGACTATGAATCTTGGTGATGTTGACATTAAAACCAAGATTGCTAATCAGCTTGAATATATGGGTTACATTGGTATTAAGACTGACAAATCCGAAGATAGACCTAAGATTGTTATTCTTGAGATGAAGGTCATGAAACAGCGTGAATCTGTTGAGCCTTGGGGCGTTATCATTGATGCGCAGTCCATTGGTTCTGGTAAGCGTAGTTCTTATACAGTTCCTTACAAACTGTATAAGAAATGCAAATTCAATAAGAATGATGTAATTAAGATTCGTGATTGGTATAAGAACAAGCGTGGTTACTTCTATATTACTGATTATGAATTTGTGGTTATGTAAGGAGATGTTTTATGTGGTTACTTTGTAGCGTATCAGATAATGAGCTTTTTGCTCCAATTATTTGTAGCTCTAAAGAGATTGCGTTGAGAAAGATGGATTGGAACGTCAATCTTATCCTTAATGATTTAGATAATGACAATGTTGATTATGATACGCATGTTGGTTCTGATGGGTTAAGCTATCAGATTGTATGTGACGACAATATTTGGACTTGGAAGATTTTCCATTTGAAAATGAAGGTGGCGTAAAATGAAGGTAGAAATTTCTTACGATAAGATTGAGACGCTTGATGGGAAAAAGGTGAAACTTGACGTTGACAAGATTCTGTCACGTAAGTTGTCTGTTGCAGATAGATTTAGAAAGTTCTTGCTAAAGAATAGAGATGTTGTGTTTACTGCGGTTGACACAAAGAAGGGTACTAAGTTTACTGGTATTGCTTACGAACTAGCAGAAGACAGTTCTCCTGTCAAGTGGTTATTTTATACCGATGATTTAATTGCTATCGAGGAGTGATTTTTATACATAAGGTTATTGTTATCAATGGTATGCCGAGAAGTGGTAAAGATACCTTTGTGTCGCTTGTAAGTAAATATGCTACAACTACTAATTTTTCAAGCGTTGACTTCGTAAAAGATGTAGCGCGGTTCGCTGGATGGAATGGCGAGAAAGACCCAAGGTCGCGTTTGTTTCTCAGTAAGCTAAAGGAACTGCTTGCTGAATATGACGATATCCCATATAAGAAAATTACAGAAGAGATTCACTGGTTTAAAAACCAGCCAGAACAGGAGCTTCTGTTTATACATATCAGAGAGCCGGGGGAGATTGCACGTATTGTGAGAGACTTCGGTGCAATGACAGTTTTAGTTAAACGTTCCAACAATCAGCAAGTTGTATCTAATGATTCTGATAAATACACGGAGTCTTATAATTACGATTTCGTTTTGAATAATGATAGTAACCTTGATGCTTTAGATGCAAAAGCAAGAGGTTTTGTAAACTATTTAAAAAGAGGCTAAGGAGTATAACGATGGTTAAGTTTGAAAAGATTAGTTATGAGCAGTTTGAAAAAGATTATGTCGCAATTTTCGGTGATGAAATTGAAAAGGGTTGTATCAAGAATATCTATGATAATTTGAGACTTCCGAGACGTAGCACTACAGGCTCTTGCGGTTATGATTTCTTTAGTCCATTCGAGTTCATTCTTGAAGAGCCTAACGCAGAGCTTATTATTCCAACTGGTATCCGTGCGATTATGGACGATGATAAGTTTTTGATGATTGCACCTCGTAGTGGTCTTGGCACTAGGCACTATATGCGTCTTGCCAATACTATCGGTATCGTAGACAGTGACTATTCTAAGTCTGATAACGAAGGTCATATCTTTATTAAGTATCGTCTTGAAAATCACAACTCTGATAGTGTAAATGTAAAAACTGGAATGGCTATTGCACAGGGTATCTTTATGAATTATCTAAAGACGAATGACGATGATGCGGACGGTGTTCGTAATGGTGGATTCGGTAGCACTGACAAGAAATGAGGTAATTTAATGCTAAAAGAAAAGATAAGGTCTGCTCCACCGGATGTTGAACGTTTATACGCTATGACACCAAAAGATTTTGTTATGCGGTGTTGCGTTCCGTGGCAAGGCGCAGAGGTCGATTTTCCAGAATTTAACAAATATGGATATACAGTGACTGGAATTTATGAGAAGTGGCATTGGTATACTGTCGCTGATGTTACACACAATCCAAATGGTGAATACGATGTTATTGATAATGTGACACCAGAAGAAGCATATAAGATGGTTGCTCTTACAACTGCCTATTGGCAACCTATGCACAATAAGCAGTCTAAAGAATATCAGGAATACGAACGGCTTGACATGATTCGCAGACTGTTTATGCGTCATCCAGAACAGAGGGCTGAATATTTCAAAGAATGCCCAGACGAAAAAGACGTATATTATAAGAGATTCCCGGAGGAAAAGGAACTATATGAAACTGAGTAATTTCTTTTTACATTTAAAGAAAATTCTTGTTCATAAGTATTGGGTATTTTACTTCTGTTGTAAGGCTGGTATTCCTTGGCAGGGAATTACCCATGACCTTAGTAAATTCTCACCAGTCGAGTTTTGGGAAAGCGTAAAGTATTATCAGGGTAATAGAAGCCCTATTGACGCTTGTAAGGAAGAGAATGGTTACTCTATGGCGTGGCAACACCATAAAGGACGCAACCCGCATCATTATGAGTATTGGCAAGATAACTTTGATAAAGGTGGGGAACCGTTAAAGATGCCATATAAATATGCACTTGAAATGGTATGTGATTATCTTGGTGCAGGACGAGCATATATGGGCAAATCTTTTACATTAGAGAAAGAATGGCAATGGTGGCTTGGCAAGTGCTCCAAGCCTATTGCGATGCACCCACAAACTAAGAAGTTTGTAAATAGTATGCTTTGGGAGATTAAAGAAGATAATTCTTATGACGCACTGAAAGACTATTCACGTGCGATTTATGATAGTGCAAATATTGATACTGAGGTGGTTTTTTGATTGATGTCAAATCTTATGTTTAGAAGCGAAAGACGGATGTACAAGATTATTTATCTAAAATAAAGCCGTCGAGGGATACACTCGTAATAATCCAGTTTGGAGACAATCCGGCAAGCAATGCTTATGTAAATGGAAAGATACGTGATTGCGAAGAAGTTGGATTGCGCACGATAATATATAAACTTCCAGTAGATACGGAATATGCAGAAGCGTTGAGAATTTTAATAATGTCGCAAGAAAATTCAAAGGTCGCTGGTGTTATAGTTCAGTTGCCTGTTCCAGAACATCTAAAAGGAATTGCGACACATATTAAACCAGAGTTTGATGTTGATGGTTTTTTACCTAATACTAAGTTCGTCCCTGCAACTCCAAAAGGGGTAATTGAGTTATTGGACAACGAACTCAATTATAATTTTGTTGGGAAAGTTTGTACAGTAATTGGTAAAAGTCATATAGTAGGCGAGCCATGTGCAAATTTAATTAAGGGGCGTGGCGCAACAGTAATTTGGTGTGATAGCCATACAGTTGATTTAAAAAAATGGTGTCTACAATCAGATTTAATTGTGACAGCTACTGGTAGACCGGGACTAATTACACCAGATATGATTAGACCAGAAACCGTAGTGATTGATGTCGGGATTACTCGTGGTGGTGATGGTAAGTTGTGCGGTGATGTTGATAAGTCTTGTTACTCTGATGATGCGCTAATTACACCAGTACCCGGTGGCGTAGGACTTCTTACACGAGTTGCATTACTTGAAAATCTAGTATATGAGGTGAAATGATGACAGTAACACAGGAACACATAAATAATCTGCTCGATACAGCAGAAGTAAAAGAAATCGTCGTATTTGATAAGTGTTTGATTTGCGCTTACAAGTTGGAGAACGACTTCGTGATTGTTGAATCAAGCGCATGTGTTGACCCGAAGAATTTTGACTTAGATGTTGGTCGAAAGATTTGCCGTGAAAACGTTGAGAACAAACTCTGGGAACTTGAAGGTTATGTGCTTCAGCAAAAGGCTACTAAAGCCACTCAGAGACGCTCCCCGGAGGCTGTAAAAAAATCCATCGAGGAATTGTCACCGGAGGCCAGAGCTGTCTATGAGACGCTATTAGGTCAGCTCAAGGAAAAATACCCTGTGAATATCTAAAAATTTTCTGAAACCCCTTGACAAATCAAGGGGTTTCTGTTATAATATAGATAGTAAATTCGTGGAGGTTTTGGATGAAAATGACAGAGTGTCAGGCCAGTTCTGACTATACAAAATGCTGGATTTCTCCGTATACGAATGAGCAATATCCAGACTTTAAGACACCATACATAGATATTCAGAGTAAAGCAGAAAAGTCTGCAAAAGTCGATGATATTGTTTATTGGGTAGAGAGAACGCATACCGCGCAAATACAACGCAAGTTTTTGGTTCAGTGTGGAATTATAACAGAGGTGTATCAAGACTGCTATGTTGCTAATCATCTTGGTATAGCAGAGTATGTTACATTCAAGCTATATAACGAAAGCACTGAAAAATTGTTTACTGACAATAAATCTCTGCACGAGTATTTCAAGAACGTATCTTGGAGAAAGTATCCATCTAAAAAAGAACTGTCAGATAATTGCAGATTGTTTACATTTAGCAGAAACCCTTTGTATCTATTGACAAATAAAAAATTGCCAGATATGAAGGATAAACAAGCTGTTGAGAAGGCGTATGAGTCTGGCCTTATTTGTAGACGTAATGATGTGATTGGTTATGGATATTGCCCATACAGCGAAATTGATAAGGGTAGTTGGAAGCCGATTCTAGTTGGTGGGCGAGACTCTGATAATACTACGCTTTGTAAGAGTCTTACTTTTTCAACATGGGATGATGCAGAGAAGTTAAAAGATTGCATTGAGCACGAGTATGATTGGGTCGCTGGATTAACAGATAGAGAATATACACTTCTTGAGATGGATAAAGCACTTAATAAACTTGTTCGTGAAGGAATGCCAAAGTCAGATGCAAGACGAATTGCTGATTTTATGTTAAAACGAAAAAATCTTATTGACATGGAGTTCCGCACAATGAATGGCAAATTCCAGTGGCGCAATTATGACAATGGTAAGTGGAATAACGTAAATCCTGAAAATATTCCTCTTATTGAAGATGAGGTGTAATCATGGCAATTGTTACAGAAGCGGAACGATATTTAGCAGAGCTGAAATACGCCATGGACTACTATGGGGATAAACTTATGGAATATCATGGTACTAATCGTGAAGCATACGAGAAGTACGATGTTGCAAGATGCAAATATAACGCCGCAAAAAGAATGATGGAACTTATGAAGAGGTAAAATATGATTGTAGAGAAAAGTTTTATTGACGCAATTAGTTATGCAAAGAAGCACGATATTATGATTCGTCCTGAATATTGGAGCCTTTGGATTAGGTACATTAAGAATAAGGCTGGCTTCTTTTGGTGTGATAAAGATGGCGCAATTACCAAAAGTTGTGGCCTAGATAAGAATGTGACTGTTTGTGATAGAGTTCTTGATGTTACGAAATGGGAGTTTATGTGTGACGAACTTGTTGATGATACGGTGAGTAATAATGAGTGATAACGAATACAGTCAGCTTGTTTTAGATTTAATAAACGAATCAGAGGATACATTGTATTTCATGTTTAGAAATTCAGTTCGGCAGATTAAATTCACAAGTCCTTATGATAATGAATATCAGTATATTGTAAAGCGTCATTCCGCAATCTGCGAAGCATTTAAAGCAAAGACAGGTCATGGGATTATGGAGGATGTCGATGATTAACATTGGAAATGATTGGCAACCGTTCTTTGACACAGAACAGCAAAAACCGTTTTATAAAAATCTAAAAAGATTCCTTGTACAGGAATATGCAACAAAAACTGTATATCCACCGATGCAGGATATTTTTAAGGCGTTTGAATTAACGCCTATACATAATACAAAAGTGGTAATAATCGGTCAGGATTGTTACCACGGTGAAGGACAGGCTATGGGGTTATCATTCTCAGTAAGAAATGAAGTCTATCCAACACCACCTTCATTGAAGAATATTCAAAAGGAGCTTAATTCTGAAACAGTTGAGCGCAGTGAATGGTCGCAGGACTTGACAAGATGGGCAGAACAGGGCGTATTACTCTTAAACACAATTCTTACAGTTAGAAAGCACGAACCTCTTTCACACGCAAATCTGGGTTGGGAAATACTGACCGATGACGCAATTAAAGAGTTGGAGAAGTACAACCAACCTATCATTTACTTATTATGGGGCAAGAATGCCGGGTCTAAAAAGAATCTAATTACAAATCAAAATCATAATTTCCTAGAATCTGCGCATCCGTCACCGCTAAGTGCAAATCGTGGTTTTTTCGGAAACAACCACTTTGCAAAAGCAAATAAGTTTTTGATTGAGAATGGCTTGGAGCCGGTCAGGTGGTAATTCTATGAAGTATATGGGAAGCAAGGCAAGAATTGCAAAGGACATTTGTCCGATTATCCAGTCGTTTATTGACAAGAGTGGCGCATACGTGTATATCGAAGGATTCGTTGGCGGCGCAAACATAATTGATAAAATCAACTGCGATATACGTCATGGAATTGATAAGAATAAATATCTTATTGCACTTTTGAAATACGTCGCCAATGGTGGCGAATTACTTGGTAGAGTATCTAAAGATACGTATACCGAAGTAAAACAGAATAAAGATAATTACCCGAACTGGCTTGTTGGTAATGTTGGATTTCTTGCATCTTACAACGGTAAGTTCTTTGATGGCGGTTATGCAAACACCGTAATTGAGCATACTAAATACGGTGATAAAGTCCGTGACTATTATCAAGAAGGAAAGAGAAATCTTGAACAGCAAGCACCGAATCTAAAGGATATTATCTTTACGTCAGGTGATTTTCTCGAATTATGGAAGAGCTTCGTCGGTCAAAAGGAAGTAGTTTTTTATTTTGATATTCCTTACTTAAATACTACAAAGTATGATGTATCAAAGGGATTTGATTACGATAAATTCTATGATATTTGCAGGGAACTTAGTAAGAACAACATCGTCATCGTTAGTGAACAATGGATGCCGGATGATTTTACTTGTATTTGGGAAAAGAAAGTTGCAAGAACAATCAGCGCAACTGGTCGTGAATATCCTACCGAGAAGCTATTTGTAATTGGTAAGGCTTTGGAATATATTTAATAAAAAACTACTATTATTAAAGGAGTAAAAATATGGACGATTTTGAAAAGAAGATGCTATCTAAGATTGATAGCGGCGAGTCACTTACAAGTAACGAGTTAAGTAAACTTGTATATGGTTATGACATCGACACGCAGGAAGGTGACGATGGACGATGGGTTAGAAGTATGTACACAGTTGTTGAACTCGGTGGACGGCACTTCGGCATCAGTTGGTTTAAGGGTCTGACAGAGTATCAGGATAGTGAATTTGATTATCAGCCAGAAGAGGTCGAGAGACACGAAAAGGTAATTACCGTTACAGAGTGGTTGCCTATTAAGAGAGGTAATTGATTATGCCCGAAAAAGTGAATTTAGGTTCTGTTGAACCCGGAACGTTATTCAAGTTTAAGGGCGAGTATTATCTTCGGATTGTAACGCATCCGTACACTTGTAACTGTATTAAAATGGGTAAGTTTGATGTTTGTGAACTCGCACCCGGACTTTTAGTTGAAAGCAACAAGAATTGGCAACTTAGACCAGAGTTATTTGCTATGCTCTGCTATCCGGGCGATACGCAAGAAATGGTAGATGTTTGGCAGAAACACCTAAAAGAAGTCGAAAATAAAAGTTCGGAGGGTTAATATGGTGAGAGTATTTATTAGCCAGCCGATGCGAGGTAAGACAAGCGAACAGATTCGCACCGAACATAATGAATGGGCAGATAGGTTAGGTAAGCTATCTAACGAGGAGATTGAAGTAATGGATACAATCTTCGATGATTTAGATAATGAAGACCCGGCAACGCCATTAAAGTGTCTTGGAATGTCGCTCTATATGATGGCAGATGCAGATATTGTAGTATTCTTACCCGGATGGTCTGGTGCTCGTGGTTGTAAAATTGAGCACGAGTGTGCTGTAGCTTATAAAAAGAAGATTATTGATTACGATAACTGGGATGATTTGGAGGTATAAATATGGCAACAAAGGTAAATGTTGTTTTAGATTCAGATAACAAAAAAGTAAGATTTGAAGATGTATCAGTCGGTGGCGTCTTTGAATATGAAGGCGCTTACTATATGCGAATTAAACCGCAGTTTGGTGTTAATTCTTTAAAGGTATACTCGCCGAAGTCTGAGACAGATGAAGCCACAGACAGCGATGTATTTACTACGGTTTTGTTCCCTTTTAAGAGCGAAGTTATTCCACATGATTCTACTTTAAATATTGAGGTATAATAATGACTAAGAAAAATAGTAATCCTGTTGCAAATTTTAATATGCCTAGCAAGATGAGTTCGAGTGATATGTTTATGGCTATTTGCGATAAGAATATGGGAGTATCACAGACTGATGCTTGCTTTAAAAAGACTGGGAGATTTAAAACGAATTTTAATGGTGACTTACTGATTGATGGCGAAAAGAAGCATCTTGATGTGAACTTTGAAAGAAAAGTGAAAAATCCCACTACAACAGTTTCCATTACGAAGAACTCTGCCGAAATCGGCAATCCTTATTTGGCAGCTTTACAGGCAACTATATGGGTGGTCTGGGGAATTATTTGTAAATACACAGCCAATGGATATGATACCACTATTGGTGACGCAGACATTGAGTATACAAAACTTGAAAATGGCGAATACGACGTAAAGGCTATTGTTAATTGTGCTCTTGTAAAGGACGGTGTTAGAATCAATGAATGTGGAACTGATAAACGTAGATGAGGCTAAAAATGTTTGGAAAACATGGTCTGAAGTTGCATCGGTCTGTTATGATTCCAAGGTAAAAAATCCAGAGGTTATAGGTAAGCATTGTTTTTTGTCTGGGCATTTTTCTGGGAGTCGTGGCGTGTACTTCATCTTTAAAATTACAGACTGTCCTCGTTTTGTGATTGACCAGCTAGTGAGGCATGAAACAGGCGTTTTCAAAAATGTTCAGAGCTTTAGATATGTGAACAAGAATAATTTTGGTTATCAGATTCCGATTGAAATTAAGGATAATCCAGAATTACTCAATAAATATAATGAACACATGGCTAAAACTGTCGAACTTTATGATGAGATTGACGGGTATGTTAAATCTAAGGGTAGACCTAAAGAACGCGCAAACGAACAGGCGCGATACGTATTGCCAATGAGTACGTATTCCGCTGTTTGCATTGGATTTACACTTGAAGCACTCATTCATTATATGGGATTGCGACTTTGTACGAGAACCGAAGAGGTTCATCGAGAATTAGCATCTAAGATGCGTTACGCTGTATGCGATGCAATCCCAGATATTGGCGGCTATCTCGTTCCTCAGTGCGATAGACTGTTGTACTGCCCGGAATCCAAATGTTGTGGTAGGCATCCAAAGAAAAGCGATGTAGAAAAAATGCTTTACTCTACTGAAGTGTAATATTGAAAATTTTACCCGGAAAGCCCTTGACTTTTCCGGGTATTTTTGCTATAATATAGTTACGGAATGGAGGTTAGATTGATATGTTCGGGTTAGTGCCGTTATTACTTATACTATATATTGGAGTCGGTTCAATATACTTTCTCGAATGCTTTCCAGATATTTATACTGAATACGGACTATGGCAATATGATGGGGTAAAAGAGCTTGCTGTCGTTTCTTTTTTTGTTATCTTTTGGTTGCCGTACCTTGTATTATTTAAAATAATAATTGGCTGGACTATTGACGCGATATGTAATATTATATTGAGTAATCAGGTTGATAATGATGGATTTGAAAAAGAAGATTTTGAATAAAGAGGAAGGTTGACTATAAATATGCAGAATGTTATTAACCGTTTCGATGGCGAGTATTTCTTTTTGAGCAACTTCTATCAGTGTCCGGTAACTTATGATGGAATTGCTTATGGCAGTTCTGAGGCGGCTTTTCAGGCGCAGAAAACTTTGGATATTGAAAAGCGTAAGTATTTTGCAACACTTGACCCGTCTAAATCTAAACGAGAGGGCCGTCGCCTTGTTGATTTACGTTCAGACTGGGATGATGTAAAAGACAAAGTGATGTACGAGATTGTTATGGCGAAGTTCATTCAGAATCCCAAGCTGGCCGATAAACTGTTAGCAACTAAGGGAATGACTTTAGTTGAGGGTAACAGTTGGAATGACCGTTATTGGGGGATGGATTACGAATGTACTGTTGGTCGTAATCAGCTTGGCAAAACTCTTATGCTTGTTCGTGAGAATATTTATATGATTCTTATGATGCACGGCAGCGAGAACGAATCTATTTCGTGAGGAGGAAAATATGAGTTATCCAGATTTCAAGGTAATGAGCCGTTATGTGCTAGAAGATTACCTTATGAACCCGGACAATGTTGAAACGCTCGTAGTTTCTATCACTGATGTTGGCGCACCACTTGCTGGTGATGATTGCACTGCAAATAATATCCATTTCCTTAGATTACAGTTCAACGATTGCGAAGTTAGTACAAAGTGGGAAACTGCTATGTCTGATGAACAGGGTGTCGAGGTGGCGAACTTCATCAAAGGGTGGATGAACAAAATTTACGTTGAAAAAATTATTGTTCAGTGTGAGGCTGGTTGTAGTCGTTCTGCTGGTGTATGTGCGGCAATCATGAAGTATATCACTGGTGACGATATGTCTATTTTTCGTAGTCCTAAGTATAGTCCGAATATGAACTGCTATCGTATGGTCTATAATGCTCTTTTTAATTCAACCCCTGACGAAGCTGAGTTAAAGAAGAAGGCTAAAATTAGTGACGCAATGTATTTTGCGGATGGCTCTGAGTGGGATTATTTTGGTGGAAAGGTTATAAGAGAATGATTAGTTATGGCTTCTTTTGGATTTACTCAATTTTTGGCTTTCTTCCGGCTGTTGTTGCACTTTTCATGTGTAGTTTTTCAAAGTCGTATGTAGTCGTAGTTATCATCTGGTTTATTCTATTGCTGATTAAGGTATCGCCTACTGGGTCACAGATTCCTCAGTATAGAGCCTTTTGTAAATATAGATTACATTGCCCTAATGAACTTCTACCTAAGATGAAGTATGCACAGATTAAACGGTTATTATCCGTCAAAGAGCTTTGTGCAGATTTCGACTATGTTAGCTGTGATTATGAGGCAGATGAATTTGTTCCTTGTGACTATTATGACTGGTCTTGTAAAGATATGAGACATAGTTTTGTAATTTGTCATATCGCTAGTAAAAACAATAACCATGTCGTTTTAAACCCTGCGACGTATTTTGATTACTTCGCAATGTGTTTGGCTGTTAGTAAGGGCTTGAAGAGTTTGTGCGCAACAGAAACGGTCGATGCACAGTTAAAAAATCTAAAAGACATTAGAGAAGTTGTCCGTGAGGTGCAAGATAGAGAAGTAGCAAAGATGCGAGACGTTGCGTCAGAAAATAAAGAAATTGAAAATCGTATTCTAAACGATAGAAGGGTTAAGATAAAACAAAAATGAATTGCAATACTGCTGTCATAAAGGTAAACGAGCTTTTGGAGAAGTTTATTGGTGGGGAGATTTTCTTTGACCAGCTTGACGACTCGGTTAGAACGAGTAAAGAAATCCTTGAAGCAATCTATAATGATGTTAAGGCGAGGTATCCTCACAATAAATATAAGTATGTTGTAACTGGTAAAACCGGCATTGCATATTTCAATTATGGTTTTACTACAGACCTGATTGTTCCGGGTGGTTTACGTAAATCTAATACGAGGTTAGACCTTTCTGAATATGTAAAAGCTGGCGAAAATTACGTTCTTATTGATGACTCCTATTTTATGGGGCGCACAGAGGCCGTTATTCGGAAAGCACTCAATGAGTGTGGTGCTAGTTTAGCTGGAACGCTTGTTTTCTATGACGGCTGTATTGAAAAGCGTCCTTGGGTAACTTCTATGTATCGTTATTACGATAACTACGATGTTTTGGGAAATAGATTGGAGAAATAATTATGAAGATTAAGATTGAATTTACTATTGAAAATAGCATGGATGCCGCACAGATTGACGAGAATTTGAAAAAGGCTATTGCCGCTGGTGTTCCTGAGACTACGGTTGCTGGTCAGATTCGTGACGAATTTAAACGGATGTTTTCTAGCATGATGATGGGAAATGATATTAACGGTAAACCTGTTACTGCCGATGTCGTAGGCGTAGATGTGTTTGCAAATTCTGATGATACTTCTGTATTTTCTGAATGGCACAAGGAGGACTAAATGGGCGAGTGGTATATTGTTCGTGGGGATATGGATGATGGGTGCAAGAAGTATTCTACAAGAGTTATCGTTTGTGCTGATACTGTAAAAGAAGCACAGGTGAAGGCAAAAAATCATTTGGAAACTGATGCGGATTGCTTATTTGTGCCTGTCGATGTAAGCCGTCTTGATGAGAATAAGGTGTATTAACTTATGGTGTCTATTGATAATTTTGACCCAAGAGATATTGTGATACGACAGATAACTCTTGACGAATATAAGGCAACGCCGTATCGTGAAGAATTTCTATACACAATCGTTGACGATGACGAAGACGAGTGTGTACAAGGGATTGTTGTATATACAGATGATGGCCCTTGGTATCTCAGTAACGATGATGCCTCACTGATTCGTAACCATGTTTTTAGTGAATGCTGGGAAAAAGATAGAATACTTGATAGCATCTTTTATCGGGATAAAATTGCTGCCGTAAGAATCTATAACAACTTTATTCCACTTTCATGTGATGGATATATGTGTATTTATTTCACGCTTGGTCGTATGCTTGAGTCCGGGAATCTCCCGAAATAATACAACCAATAGTTGTAAGACTGGAAATTTCTTCCAGTCTTTTTCTTTAGATTCCCCTTGACTTTTCTTACTTTGTGTGGTATAATATTGGTATAAGAAAGACAGATAGCAATGGAGGATATTATGAACTGGATAACGATGATTGTATGTATCATTTGGATTGTTTTCTTTGTTGGAATGTTTGTTGCGATTATCACCGATTCCGTAAAATCATCTTGGTACGATGATGCAAGAGACTCGGATTATGCACCCGAAAAGAAAAGGCCAATCAATCATATAGATAAAGAATTGGACGACAAACGTGTTGATTATCTTCTTTGCATGAGAGACATAGGCATTATCAGTAGTGACAATGTTTCCAATTCTATGCGTAAAATTGACGAGTATCTTACTTCGTATAAACTTGAGCAATTTAACCGTTTCTATACTGTTTATTGCAGGGAACTTAGTGATATACTAAAAAAGATTAAAGATTGCAGATGCTCCTCTTTATATTATAGCCTTGTGACAGAAACTAGAACAACATACGGTAGTATCTTCTCTAAAATGCTTACAGATGTAGAAGCGTTTATTAAAAATAATTCAGCTTCTGTCACAGATATTGAAGGTATCAAGAATTTTGCTAAAATCAATGGTGACTTTGATGAGAACTATAAAGCAGAAGCAGTCAGCAAGCCGATTGATGATGCAGACGTGATTCTTACTCCTATTACTTCAGCAGTAGAAAATACACAGCTTACAAAAGAACTAGAAAAGTGCAGAGCAGAAGCCAAAAAGCATTGTGAAAAAAGATATAATGTTGATGTCGCACAAGCAAAGCTGAAAAGCGATTTGGAACAACTTAACGAAGCGATTTACTATCAAGAACTTGCTGGTCGTAACGGTGCTACGAACGATGATACTTTAAAGTTGATGCGTGAGACTCGTCACGAGATTATTAAATATGTCGCCGACTGGGGGATTGAACACTATAATGACCACGACCTTTATTGTTGGGGAATCCCAATCGACGATTACCTCAAAAATTGGAAAGCTGAACTTGACTATGCGCACAACATGTACTCTGATGAATCGGATGGAATAGTGTATGAAAGTTTATAAAGTTATTGACAAATTACAGAAACTTGCAAAAGATAATCCTGAGCAGGAAATCACAATCGAGACTGGCAAACATCGCTCGTATAAATGTCCACACTGTGGAAAAGAAGCTGCTTGGGTACAAGAGCTTGCAACGTGTAAGCTCAGTGACGCTATCATTTACGAAGGTTTTGACGGAACAATCGTGATTGATACAGAGTGAGGTGGTTTTATGGATTTCTCTGATATTTTCTTTATGGTAGCTACCTTTAGCGTTATAGCGATTGTAGCATTGCTTGAGCTTTATGGTTTGGTAGTGTGGGCGATTCCCCGTGGTTTATTTACCACTGCTTTATACGCACTTGGATGTTTAGCGGTAGATTCTTTTTTCGCCGGATTTATAACAATAGCATAATAGGAGGTAAGATGATTAAAAAGCGTATCACATTGTCAGATTGGACATATATTGGCAAGTATAACAGGTGTGTAGAATGGGGGCGAAAGCTCTGCGACTACTATCTTATCTTAGATGAGGATAAGGCGTTGTATAGAAAACAGGAAATTAAAACTTGGTTTTATGCGATTATATTCATTCCAGTTTGTTTAATCGATTTTGTTCTCTGTATTATAGATGGCGGCTTAGTTGAGTTTGAACTTCCTTATAAAACTATTGATAAGACGTTTCTGGGTATGCAGGAAGATAAAAATACGATAAGTTGTCCTACTTATGGCATATCTTATGAAAGGGCTAAAGAGGTTTGGAATAAGTATGACAAGGGGGCAAGATGGAGATTTATAGAGAAGTAATTGATGTTGTCATTAGTATTTTTATTCTTGGTGGACTTTTAGGAATCGGCTATATTGGTTTTCATATTGTCGTTGATATTTTTGAATGGGTATGGCCGTTTTAAGGTAATAATGTATATGGAAACATACGAAAAGATGAAACAGCTTCTTCGGCAGAGAATGAAAGAAATGCTTTTAAACGGAGTTTCTCCATTTGATATCGTATATGCACTACTCGGCGATATGACTATGGACGTTCATCATAACCTGTATTCAGCAAAAGATATAAAAGAAATTTCACATCCATACAAACGAGATTATGGTCACTATTTTTTAGATAAAATTTGACTTTTGTGTAATAAAAAACAACGTAGGTACGTTAAATTTTTGAGGAGAAAATTGTTATGGGATGCTTTTCTTGGATGAGAGCAGATAAAACTACAAAACGGAGTAATATCGTAGATGGCGATAGCTACAAAATTCTTATTCCGAAGGAGTTTGGTGGTGGTTTTATTAAAGACCACTATCAGGGATATGGTCGGGTTCTTTGGGACACCAAAGATAATATGGCTGACCTTTACGGTATTCTTGCATATTGGAACAAACGCCCCAATATGATTTACGATGGTGACAAATATCCGTCTACTATGGAAGATATTCTTACCAAAGGTAAGACCTGTCATTATGGCAATCGTTGGCGTGGTATTAACATTAGTCGTTTTAACGGCGATATTGATAGACTCAAATATCCTCTAAAACTTGTTTCTGCATCATATAGAGGAACTTATGAGGATTGTGATGGTGTAAGTTATAGCGACCCAAATCAGGGATTCTTCAAGACTTACTGGGAATAACGGAGATAATATATGAGAATTTTAGTAAGTGGTGACAACAGAAATCGCATTACATTTGCCTGCCGTGGTTGTGGATGTATTTATCAAATGAACCTTGATGAAGTTACAGCAGAAATTTGTTATAGCCCTTATCCTGATGTATACAAGAGCAACTGCCCAGAATGTAGTTATAGCAATGTGGTAAGGCGTGGTGTATGATGAGCAAGATAAACAGAAATAACGATGCTGACAAGCTAATCTATTACGATACAAGCACACAGCGTCATACATCAGAAAGAAGTTATGCAATATACCTACTGAAACAGCGTCATATTATTTATGTCTATCGTAATATGGTCAGAGATGATAGTGTTGTTGAAATTTGGGATAAATACTTACCAAAAAATAATCGGTGCTATCATTATGGTAAATGGTACGAGAACGTGGATGTAAGTTCAATCGTTGGTGATTTTTGGGATAAGCACTCAAATCATTGGGTTTGCGGATGTATGCCAGCGACACAAGAAATTCGATATCTAAAGAACTATAGAATGGAGTAATTATGCAATACTATATTAACACAGTTCCTCTTAACACGGATGTTTGGTGTGTCGGGTTCAAATTTGGCAGAAACAAAATTACAGTAAACAGGCCACCTGTTCTTGGTAAAGTAAACAATCGCCATTGGAACGCTTGCTTTGTTCCGAATGGTAAAAAGGAGCGTTTTTCTGCTAGTAATTATCTGTATTATGATAATTACGATGAGGCTGTAGCAACCTACAACCGGCTTATTAACGAATATGTGCGTAAATTTAGTGGGTTTATCGAAGATGTAAGTGCGCACTTTATTAAAAATGAAGACGGTGAGGTAATTTTTAGATGAATACTCCTATTATTAGCCCTTGGTTTTTCTATTTTGCTGGAATTGCAGATGGACTCGGAATTACTTTAATGGTTTTTGGAGGTATAGCGATTCTTATTTCAACCATTGTCCTATGTGGTTCACTTGGTGACGACGATTTGACAAGTTTTGTAAAAAAATCTATTAAAGGTATCATCATTGGTGTTGTTATTATTATCCTCGGTATTTTCTGCCCGTCAGAAGACACTTGTTATAAGATGGCGCTTGCTAAATTTGCAACTCCGCAAAATATTCAAGCAATTACTGAGTATGCTGGCGATACCGCATCAAACATCAACGATAGTGTGAGTGATATTATTAAGGATATTATGGATTATAGTGTTGACCGTATCTATGATATTCGTAATAATCAGAAGGTCGGTGACGCTAAATGAGTTATGAATTTCTCATACACAATGTAATTCCGTTTTGTATTGGAGTATATATCGGTAACAAACTGCTTGATGCGGAGTTCATAGACGCTATATTTGGCGGTTGCGTACTTCTAGTCGTTGTTGCACTTGTAGGAAAAGGAGTTATCTAATGAATATTTATACTATTTTGTGTGTTATTCTTGCATCGTACAGTGGCTACTTTGTCTACCACAAGAAGTATGATGGTGTAGCAATTTCTTGGATTCTCATTGCTTTAATTCTTGGATTACAGGGTGTCGGAGTAATCTAAATGAGATTATATAAATGTAATGCTATATGTTACCATAACGATGATGACTGGCTCGGCAGAGAAGTGGACATAGCCGAATATGCTACTTTATCTGATTTAGAGCTATTTATAAAGAGATATAGCGATAGCATTATAGAAGTCATCTTATACACTGGGCGTGACTGGGAAGTAACGAGTATTACTGTCCGCTGTGTTACCAGACAGAACGAGACAATAGCCATCAGCCTAAAGCATCACGACTATTTAACGAGGCATGACGTTGCAAGAGAGATGTTTGGAGTTGATATATTTAGAAAATACCTATTCAAACGTCTAAAGAAGAATGAACGAGAAATTACTTGCCCTTTCGGTGGATAATGAGGTGTTAGTATTTAATGAAATATAACTTCACTATAAAGAGATATAAGTTGAATTTTGATGCTCCGTATCAGAGTTCTAAAATGTGTATTATAAATCATTATACATGGACTTTTAAAGAGTTCAACAACTTTGTTAAATTGGAACAGTTGTCTATATATAACGCGCGTTGCTACTTCCATCCACTGCACAAAACACCATATCACAGCTATAAAATTGGCTTCACAAAGAAAATTGATAACAGGTGCTATCTTGTGTACAATATGACTATTAACAAAATGGTTGACGGTAAGTTAGCAGATTTTAACTGGAAAAACTTTGAGAACAAGCTATCTAATACACAGTTTTTCAAAAAGTACAGAGCCAAACGCCTGAATAATAAAAAAGAAGCAATTTCTCATGCTGTTGTTGGCATTTAAGAGGTAAATATGGTTTACAAATTTGAAAGAGAAATTCCCAAGAATAATCCAGTATTTGCTTGTGGAATCAAAGGGTCGCCGGAAGGAGGCTATGCATTGTTTGGCCCAACTTTAGGTTATTACAAACGTGATGGTATAACGCCGATATTTATTTATCGTGTCGAAGATGGACATTACACGGCTGTTACAGCATGGGGATTCTGTTATGCTGACTGCCCAGAAGATGCAGAGTACGAGTGTAAAGTACAGAGTAGGATAACATTAAAGCTGGAACGTAGCAAGCAGGAACGAAGAGAGCTGAATATTAAATCTCTCGAAAATATTGTCGATAAACTTGCGGTTAGTAAAAACTAACTGTTGTATACAACACTATGGTAAAATTTACCATAGTGTTTTTTCGTAAAGGGCTTGACAAATCGCAGTATTTTTGGTATAATATAAGCACAAAGAAATGAAAGTGGCTTAGCTTTGTTTAACAAGGAGGATTTTGATATGCGATTTGGACTTGGAGATATTGTTGCAATTATTGTGGCTGTACTAAAGGTATTTGGCTTAATCTCTATTTCGTGGTGGGCTATCATCGGCTGGTGGTTCGTCTATTTCATCGTGAGTCTCATTTTTTCTTTAATCGTATATGCGTGGAAGGAATAAGGAGATTACAATGAAAGTTTGGGATTTAGCAACACGTGATGTTCAGCCGCTTATCAACCGATATGTCGCGCAAGAAACTCATGACGGAAGAACTTTCGATGGACGAAGTGTAATTGAACAGCTTTGTTACAATATTGCCGCTGTTGAATCAGTGAAGATTAAAAACGGTCAAACTATTAAAGAGACGAAGGACAATATCCGTTGTTATCTTGGCAATATTATCAACAAGGCGTATTGCGAAGAGATTGCGAGTCGCATTTATCTTGTGACGAAGGTATATATGGAGGAGTAAATGAGTTTTAGAACACAGCAGTTACCTAATACTATCCCTGTTGAGGGGTTTACGAGTAGAAAATTAAACAGCAATAATTATGCTATTTCTGAATCATTTCAGAAGCGTTGCTTGGCACAGATTGAAGAGGATAAGCGATTTAATACCGCTATGTCTTTATTAGAGTCTTTATCTAATGCAGGATATGAGGCTTACCTTGTTGGTGGTTGCGTCAGAGATATGCTTCGGATGAAAACACCAAAAGATTATGACATCACTACATCTGCAACACCGGAGCAGACCAAAGCAGTATTTAATGATAAGCAGATTATCGAAACTGGTATCAAGCATGGCACTGTGACCGTAATGATGGATAACGTTGGCTATGAGATTACGACATTCCGTATTGATGGCGATTATTCTGATGGTCGGCATCCTGACAGTGTAAAGTTTGCTAAAACCATTGAGGAAGATTTAAGCAGACGTGATTTTACTATCAACGCTATGGCGTATAATAAAGAACGTGGCTTTGTTGACCCCTACAACGGCTTCTGGTGTCTCCGTACAGAGAAGATTATGTGTGCTGGTAATCCTGTTCTTAGATTTCAGGAGGATGGCCTACGCATTCTCCGCGCTATGCGATTCGCTTGCGTCTTTGGCTACGATATTGACGAGGATACAGCTTATGGTATGCGTATCTGCAAAAAGAAGCTAGAATGTGTATCTAAAGAAAGAATCCGCACCGAACTTGATAAGATGATTACGACATACAGGTTCGGTGATATTATGATGAAGTTCAGTGATATTCTTGTCGAGATTATTCCAGAACTTGATAATCTAACGGGAAATATCTCTTATACAGAAAATCCGAGTCGCTTCGACCTTTATACAGATATTGCTCATGAATTTATTGAGGGTGAGAATCACCGCGATAAGATTACTTCTTATGCATTGTTGTTCCGCAATCTCACGATGTTTGAAAGCGAAATTCGCAGGCATTTGACTTTGGAAGAAATTGCAACTGCGGCAAGTGCTGTCGCACATAACGTTATGAAAGACCTGAAGTTTGATAACGCTACTATGGAATCCGTGTGTCGCATCATCAAACAGTCCTTTGAATCAGTCCCTATGAGCAAATATAAGATGCGCGTTCTTATCAACAAACTTGGTAAGGAAGATACAGAACGTATGCTTGATTTGATGCTGATGCAGAGTAATATTCCTGCTTGCTATTCAAACAGTTGGGAGCAGTGCTACGACTCTATGAGTATCTTCTATGATGTTAAAGACGAAAATGTATTCACTGTGAAAGACCTTGACATTAACGGAGATGACCTTATGGAAATTGGCTTTGAAGGTATCCGCATCCGCAAAACTTTAGACCACCTTCTGCACCTGTATTTCTTAGATTTAATTGAGAATAAGCATGATGTTTTATATGCAAAAGCATCCGAGTTATTCAATTTAAATGGTGGTAGTATTTTATGAATAATATCGTAAGAGGAGTCCTTCGTTATACAGTTCCAATAGATAGTGTGATTATCGAAAATTACTTCGATAACGAAGTGTATGATGGCAGAACAGGTTTCAGGGAAGGTTGGCTTCCGTACTGTGAGTATGATAATAGACCTCTCGAACCCGGCAATATGTATACAATTATCGACAAAAGTGCGATTCATGCTTGTGTCACCGATGCCGATGGCGATTTGTCTAAATATGGATTCAAGGAGCGTGAATCTGCTTTTGGCCCAACACCCAACGAGCGTATTTGGGTAAATATGGAGGTATAATTGTGCCTAGAAACTTCTTTGAATATGAAGTAAGCGGTTCTATATTTGGTGATTATTATATCCGTGAAACAACGCTGAATGACGCACCGATGGAAATGAAGGACGTAGCGAAATTGTTAGACAGCGATAGAGTCAATATTACTAACATGGATTATGAAAGTGCAGACTTCGTTACAAGAAAATATCTAACAATTTCGTATGAAAAAGTAATTAAGACAGATACTGGCGGTATTGAAGTTGGTGACTTTGTGTTGTCTGTTGCTAATCCCAACAATATCTCTCTAAATACAATGATTCACCAAATGAGCAACCATGATGTGTTTATGAGATATTTCATGGCAAGATTGAAGCGCAATATGCCAGAAATAATCATACACAACGATATGGAGCCTTACTAACGGAGGTAATGATGTCACTTCCTGACGTTTTTAATAAATTTAATTTTTCTGTTGAAGAGAATGATGGATATGCATTTTGTGAACAGGAAAAATTTACTTCAAAATTTGATGATGTATACAAGATAATCAACCAAGAAAAAGGTGATATTGTAACGATAGTATACGATTTTTCTAGTCTACTTGGTACGACTTTGTATATCTCATATCTTATAACCAAGAGAAATGAATCTGGAACTACTTATGTTGTAAGCAAAAGGATAATCGCATATAATATACATTATATTCCAAAAAACGCTTTCATTCATGATATGTATATGCATGAGCAATTCCTTGAATATTTCAAAACGTGTCTAAGATATAATGAACCGGAAATTACAAATATAAGTGGGGGAAACAGATGACATTAAATGAAGCTATTCAGACATGCGAGGATTTAGGTATTATCGGTGAACATACTACTATAAGAGTGATTGTAGGCAACTATAATCATGTGGGACTATCTTATAAGTTATTTGCGTGCGAAATGCCCGCTGTAGAGGCAAAATATTTTTTTGGTAAACTCAAATTTATCACTAGCTGGATGAAAATAGCCGGTGATGGGTATAAGTGTGCAATGCTTGTTTTATTGGTGAGAAAGGAGGACTAATGGGATATTACGTATACAGATATATTCATCCACTTCATCCGTGGCTGTATGTCGGAAAATGCAATTCTAATCTAAGAGATAGAATCAATAAGCACGAATCTGACCCCAGTGACAATATTAGTAGAGAACATCTAAAAGAACTAAAAGAGTCTACTATCTACTTCGTTGAATTAGATTCCGAAGCTGAATCTGCACTTGTCGAACGATATTTAATCAATGAGCATTCGCCTATGCTGAATGTGCGATACGAAGGTCTTACTGTTCTTCAGCGGTATCAGGCCAAAGAATTGATTAAGCGACACAACCAGTATCATCCCGGATGGACTAAATTTGACCGTGCCAAGATTTATGAAAAGAGAATTACTCTTAGTAAGCAATTTATCAAGAAGTCTCGATACAGCTTTAGCACAGTTGAACAGCGAGCCTTTATGTATATTCTTATGAAAGCAAATGAGTTCCGATATAACGGTGATGCTGGTATGCTGGCGATTCATTTCTCTTTAGATGACTACTTTGCTCATGTGATTACTTCTCGTGGTGGTCAATCTAATAGAAGCGCAATTAACGCATTGCTGGGACTTACTTGTAAGCGTATCCCTATTATGACAAGCGTTGGAAAAGAATATGAATTGCATGGTATCATTGACAAACCTGTAATTGGCGCTGATAGGATTGTTGGCGTTCAGTTAAACCCTTTGTTTGCAAGCTATTGTAATATGACTAGCCAGATTGACTATAACGCGAATATTGTTATGCACTTTACGCATAAGTATTCTGCTAGATTATATGAGATTATGCTGGCATATAAGCCCGAAGGTGAACAGAAGTGGACTTATACTGCTTATGATGGTAATGAACTTGCTAAGATGATGGCTACAACTAACCGAAATTCTAACAAGTCCATCAATGAAGCTATTGAGGAAATCAATAACATCTCTGATATTAGTATTGAGCTTCAGCAGAATATTATCCCGGCAACTTTTGTTTGTACTACAAAGAATCGGTTTGTCTTAGATAACTCGGAGGTTAAGTGAGAATGGGTATTAGTTTTAATGATTTATGTATTGATTTGCAGGAAAAAGCGGCTGATTATGGCGACACTCTGCCGCTTGAGGATTGGCCTATCGTGTTCAATTTAGACGGCGCACGATACCATCTAAGGCGTTGGAGTGGCCGTGTACACTTCGACAAGGAGGCTAAAGAGGTCGTTGTAAATATCGACAATTAACAAATTGTTCACAAAGAATCCCTTGCGTTTTAGTATATAGTATGGTATAATATAGGTGTTCTAAGGGATAGGAAGTGAGAACGGAATGAATAAGAAATATTATCTTGTCGCTGGTGTTCAGTACGACATTGATAACAACAAACGTGTAAGACACTGTATCACTTGCGCTATTAGTCCTAATGAGGCAAAGCGCAAGGTTGACGAGAAATTATCTAAAAGAGGCGCGTATTTCATTGAATACAGCACGACCGAATTGGATGACACTACTGTGTATGAGCTATTCTGATAGTGGTGGATGATTTTGGATGATTGGTGTATTGAGGTATCAAGTCCATGTTATTCATTAAGCAATGGATTATCTTATTTTTGGTAATTACGGTAGTTGTTTACTACTTTATCGAAAATAAGTTTTGAATAGATAAATCTAAAACAAAATTAAAGGAGACTGTATGAAGAAAATTATTTCTGGCGTTGTTGCCGCAGTTATCGCACTGATTATCGTGGTAACTTGTGTTGTCCGTGTTCCTGTTGGCTATGTTGGTGTCGTCTACTCCGCAAACGGCGCAGAACAGACCACTCTTTCTCAAGGTTGGCATTTTACGAGTCCTATGAAGCACATTGCTAACTTCCCTATCAGTCAACAGCAGATTGTGTTCTCCAATGACCCGGAGGACTATGGTGTAAAAGAACACGCGGATTGGCACATTGATGCTCCGGCCAGCGGCGGCATGGTTGGCATCAATCTGACTGTCAACTACAATTTTTTGCCCGACCGTGTTGTTGAACTGTATACTAAGTTTGGCGGCATTGATGGCGAGAGTCTGGTTGCAAGTAAAATTCAGAATAGCATTATCAGCTACGTCAAGGATGTCACTCCTAGATTTACTGTGATGGACATTTATTCTGACAAGAAGTCCGAAGTAAATAGTGCCATTACTGAATATCTGAACGAAAAGCTGAGTTCCGAGTATGGAATCAATGTTTCCAGTGCGCTCGTTATTGACGTTGATTTAGACGATGCACTGAAAGATAAGATTCGCGCAAAGGAACAGGCCAAGCAGGATGCGGAAATTGCTGAACTTAACAAACAGACTGCTCTTGCACAGGCTGAAACCGATAAGGTTAAAGCACAGGCTGAAGCTGACATTAAGGTTATCGAAGCACAGGCAGAAGCAGAATCTAACCGGATTGTTTCTGAATCCATCACTGATAATCTGATTAAGATGAAGGAAGCTGAGGCACGTTTGAAGCACGGTTGGGTCACTGTCACTGGTGCAGACACCGTTGTGACTAATTCTGGTAACTAATATGGTTATAATTGATTCTTTGCCGCCAATTAAGAAAGAGCATATCAAAGTAGCCTATACTTACCACGATGATTACTATACTTGTGGTTTTGATATTGAGTATTCTTCTATTGAGGACGTAGTTCCGAAAGTCGAAAAAGTATTTCATAGATTCTACAATGATAGGTGCGAGTTACAGGCAATTTATATGTTCGATGGCGCGTTCTTTATGAGAAGATTTAATCTAAAGAACGAAACAACGTATTGGCTGTATTGGGATGCAACCGAGACCAATAGACTACGGCGCAATCCAATTTTTAGATAAACGCAAAAAGATAGGGATAGTAACTAAATGTTACTATCCCTATTATATTATGCCTTTTTATTAGCAGTTATTTGTTTAATTATTGCCACAATCTTATCGTAGCCTAGCTGTGAACCCATAATGACACAGATACCTTCAAAAATAATCCACATGATACTCTGTGGAGTAAATGCGATATTTGCCATTACAAAGTACGCACAAGTACCAACTATACCAACAAGTCCGCCAGTACCAAGAGCGATAGCGGATGTGTTATAGTTAATCTTTAGACCAGTAAGAATCTTCTTTAGGAACTCAACAACGATTGTAGTCAAAGTACCAAAAGCAAGAAGCAAAGTACAAAACAGTTCAATAGTCATATTTATCTCTCCTTAGATTATCTAACAAACATTGCTTTCCAAGTATTCATACCTACAATTCCATCGGCAGTTAGATTATGTGCTCTCTGGAACTTTTTTACCTCATCTTCAGTGTTCTTTCCAAATTGACCATCAATAGGTATACCAAGTCTCTTTTGAACGAATTTTACAGCACTTGCTTTACCAACATTTGTTCCGCGTTTGATAATTGGCATTAGGTCAACTCTATAATATTCGTATACGCCAGCTCTTGCACAAAGCCAAAATGTTTCTCTTGGTCTGGTATCAACATGGATAAAGTCTGTGTTACCGTAGTAGTACACTCCAACACCATTCGTAATAGTCTGTGCAAAATAGGCAATCTCAACTGCTGATACACCAGAAATCTGAATATCAGCAGCCATACCTTTTACGTGATATGAGCCAGAAGAACCCCCAACTCTACGGTTGTGTTCTGGTGTACGATAAGCAGAATTTATTATAACTGGTTTACCAAAATAGTCACGGATTTTTTGTAGAACTTCAACGAGAGCTGTATCAATAAGAACGGAGTCAGAACCATCCTTACAGGCGAACTCTTTTACAGTAAAGTTTGCAGATAGTTTGATATTGCCTTGTTTTTTTACGCTATAAGTTTTTACCATAATCATCACCTTTTAGTATAATCGGCTAAAGCCCCATTTAGTTGATTAGTTGTCTATAAATTTGTATTTCATATTTTCGTTAGCGTTGACCGTATCGATACCACTGCAATGTTTAAGATATAGCATATTATCAATATCATAATTATTTACGTCTTGATGTATCGAACCTAATCCAATTAAATTGCATGATTTGAATAGACATCCATCTATTGTATAGGTAAATCCTTTCAACATATATGGTGTAATATCACTTGGCATAAATTCGTTATCATGAACATTTATTGCCTGATTATATCCACTTTGTAGATTTTCAAAAATACAATTCTTAAACATTCCACTCTCTGAAAATCCGCTTCCAATTCCAACAACGGGTGCAGTTTTTTGACTATCATCTGTTATATCTGGACGACCTTCAAATTTAAAAATGCAATTTTCAAACGCCCATTCATTTTCCAAAGTAGCACCAGCCATTTCGATATGTACAGAGTAGCGTGTGTTTTTGCAATCAAACGTAAACCCCTTTATTTTTGTGTGCATACAGAACGGAAGTAATTCACCGCATACATGAAATGGTGCTTTTTCATTTACATCAGAAAGAGCACATGGTGTGGTTAATCCAGTTGCACCATTCCACTTAATTACGCACAAATCCGGTCTTTCGGGTGTTTCGCTCTGATAATATACATAAGGCTTTGTTTTTACTCCTTGGTACACACCGCTTGAGCCTACACCGGAATATCTTTCTTGCAAATCCGTGTAAGTGCCATTTTTTACAATGATAGTAAATCTGTTTCTTGGAGAATTGGAATGAATAATATTATTTGCATGATATATGCTTGCAAAAGGATTACTTGCGCTTCCATCTCCTGTTTTGTCATTTCCAGTGGTTGCCACATATAAATAGTTCATTCTGTAGCTACTGTTCATTTCGTTTTTGGCTTTATTCCCATATACATTTAAGGCTAATTTTACATTGCTTTCGCCAACGGACTTGTACGAATAAGCCGCCACAAAACCATCACAGGTCACTTCTCCAACTTCCACATTATTATATTGGACATATATTTTTAAATTCTTAGATAAATCCGACACAAATGTTCCAAATTTATCATACAGAGCGACGGCTGGAAACGAATAGAAGCTACCGCTGTAATATACTTTATCACCTTTCGAGACTGGTATCATCTCCGTAACTTGATACGCTCCATCATCTTTTACTTCATAAACAGGTAGAAAATCGCCTGAGCCTCTTATTTGTCCGGTATAAATATTATACTGCGGTGTATACATTTCTCTGCTGAGAAAAAGAGTATCGTTTTCTAATTCACTAATTTTTGTTGGGATTTTACTTTTTTTTACATCAACCAATTTTTTCAGCAAAAATTCAGATTCTCCGGCAAACTTATTTACAAGTAGTGTTTTTACTCCCTTCGGAATTACAAATTCGTAAAGCTCTGTTTCTTTCCCAGTGCCCCAATATTTATAATTTCCGTTTTCAGCAGTAACAAGTGATGTCTGTTCTATGTTGCTACCAGAAAAAGAAGCACTCGACATTACTATAAAAGGATAGTATAGATTATCATTGTAAACGCGCCCTTTTGCTTGAAATTTATCCCCCTCATTTACCGACATTATGTAACAATCGCAGAGGTCTTTTCCGTCATTTATAGATGTGAGCAAGGTTCCATCTCCGCCTGTAAACAAACATACAAATTTATCAGGTAGGACAGTGGCATCAGATGTACAATCTTTAAATTCTTGTGTTACATTAAAGACTGCACCATCTAAATTAGTTATATCTTCCTTTATCTGACTATCCGTATCGGTAGCTCTGTCAATTTCATTTTGCAAATCATTCCTAATAGAAGTGACCACTGATGATTCCGCTTTACCAGCCAGCTTATCACCAACAACTTTTGCGTCAGCAGCCTGACCAGAAATCGTAAGCGTAGCGTCTATCTTTAACGATTCGGCGCTTTTATTGGCAGCAAGAACTTCCAGTATGGCGTTCTGCTTATTCATAGCAGCAACAAAAGTTTCATCACTTAAAAGTTTTCCCATAATTTAATCCTCCAAAAGAGTTAATATTTTAATCAGAGCTAATCTCTGATACTCCAGCTTCAACGTTAAATGTAGACGGCATAGCTATGCCAAGCGTATATTGATTTAGTTGCATCATAGATAGATACATCGTATTTTACAACACCGCTTTTTTGTGTATCAGAGCCATCCTTATAGGTAAACTCCTTTACGGTAAAATTTGTAGATAATTTTGTATTACCGTGTTCCTTTAGACTGTATGTTTTAACAGCCATCATACCATCCCTTTCTTAGATAAATAATATTTAGGTTTTTCTTCGTGGAACAAGAAATATCTTAAATAATCGTCAACGATAATAGCAACGATACATAAGAAAAACCACAGAATAGTAAACGGTAAGCAAATCTAACCAAGAATATTAAATGGTAGATTTGAATAATCCCAAATATGAAGACCCAGAAATAGATTTAGTATAATTCCTGCGATAAACTCACAACACGTTACAACAAGTGCACCAATTATAGACTGTTTCCAAATTTCCATTTTCCAAGGTAGATAATTATTTAATCCACCAATGACAACGAAACAAAAACCTCCAAGAACACCCATTGTCCAATGAGTATGTCCGCGACAAAGCATTTCTATTCCGCAATATGCAAAACCACCAATTAAAAACAAGATTATAATTTTAAGTGATTCTTTTGCAAGATTTCTCATACAATCACCTTATTCATATTTAATCTCAATATTGTCAACTTCATTTTTAGATTTGCATTCTTTAATTTTTATTTCAATATCTTGTTGTTTAGACACTATTGGTTTTACATATTTAACAATAGCGAGAGACAGCGCCGCAAGATTTTCGTAAGTCCACGCCCTACATCTATCTCCTGTTGTATTCCATGTAAGTTCCATAGGTTCCCCGATTGTAGATGAAATTTGATAGGCGGCAAGGTTGCTTGTCAATAGCGCTTGTTTTTCTTCTGTAACAGAATAATATTCTCCATCAATCCATTGGAGTGGATGAGACGCAAGATACTCTTTAAGGTCGGTTTTGGATTTTGCGATTTTAGTATTTTTAATTTCGTTTAGTTTTGCTTCTAGCTCTTCTGCTGTATATAAGATGTATTTTTGAATTGGGATTTCTTCATCCCAAGCTCCTTTTGCTTCTACCGCTTCAACATCAACAATTTTTTTTACATCTTTGCCGCCATTTGGATATTCAGCAATGATTTCATAATGATATTTTTCTTTTACTTCATCAACTTTGTCATGATGAATTGTTTTAATGCCATTTATAAGATATCCAAGCTCAAGATTAGGGTTGAAAATTTCATTCCCAGTTTCATCAATTATTTCCATTTTCTTCTCCTTTCTCCGGTTTTCCGGTTTACGCTACCACATGCCCAGTGTCGTCCACCAATGCGTCCTGCGGCAAAATCAAAGCGGGGCGAACACCGGCGGAGTCGGTGCAGGCAAAAATTTGCCGGTCGCCAGTGGAGTCGATAGTCACGACATATCCACTGTCGGCACAGAATGGAGAGCGGAGCCACCAGTATGTGGAAGAGCCATCGAGGAATGCGATACGTTTAGAATCCGAGCCAGTATCCGCGCAGCCCTTGAAATAGGCCAGCTCCGCACCTTCGCCGCTCGGCATATAGTTGAAGTTGAAGCTTGTTTCGGTCGCACTGAGCAGGAAAATCTTCGCAGGCAGGCCGTTCGACCCGCTGGTGACAGTCGTAGACGTGCCGCCGCCTGCGCGGTACGGGAGCTTTACCTGCTTGATAGCGTTCCTGACGTTCGACTCGAGCAGGTTGTAGAACGCGCCGTTCAGGTAGGTGTGGATAGTGCTGTTGGCGTAGTCGTTAATGTTCGAGCTATTCCACTTGCGTTCTTCGTAGATGTCTTTCATCAGCAGCCAAGTACCGTTGCAGCTTGCGTCATAAATACCAGCATCCGGGATGCCCTGATGCACCACCAGCCAGTCGTAATCCTTGCCGTCTACGGCGATTTTGACGGTCTTACCCACCTCGTAGCTGCCAAGCTTGTTACCGCGCTGATACCACAGCCTTGCAACCCCATTTACACCAATGTATGCCTTCTGGACTTGATGTGCTTTATCGTCTGCTCCGATATACATTTGGGAGATGCTTTTCGCCACCCCCCCAATTCCGATATATGCACTCATATTGATTACCCCCTGTTTATCCTGAAATTGCAGTCGTCAATTTCCCTGCAATCACCTGTATCTGAGCATTCGCAGCAGTCAAAATATTTTCTACGTTTGTCTGCAAGTCAGAAGGCAACGTATCACCATACCGAATTGCAGAAATAGTTTCAATTTTATCCTCTCGTTTAATCCATTGACGTAATGCATTACAATATGTCGTTTGCTGAGTAACAAAACCTTTTGCGGCGATGTATAGTTCCATTATATCAGAAGCACTATACATTTCGCATGGTTCACCATCTGCATGGTATGGGTATTCAGTCGCTCCAAGAGTGATTGCAGAAAAGATTCCGTCAATATTAGTTTGGTCATTTGCTGTTAAACTAAAATGTTTCTTACCAACACTTAGCTCGACATCAACACCGCTGTATATTACTTGTTCACAAATAGACGACATTTCGTCTAGCTTACTCTGACGTACTTCGTCAATGGTTGGCTCTACAGATTCTGGTTCTAGCGTAGGTTCCGGGACTTCTCCATATTCGTAGACAGTGTAGTATCCATTATCCATGGAAATGCCCCAATACTTTTCGCCGGGTTTAGCAGAACCATTATGTTCATCCACCGCACTCTCAATGGAAGAATAATCCGCATTTTTAATCTCAACCTTATAGTTTGGGATAATTTTATCCATAACTCAAACACCTCCTTACGAATAAACGAACAAGACTGTATCGGTCTCCAAAGGGCTTCCGGCTCCGGGGTCAGATGTCTATGCCTTGAATTTAAAATTATTTACATTATCAATAGATTCTACATTGATTGTTCCATCGCTTTCTACATTTATTCCCTTACCTATTTTAACCCCGCCAATATCCTCTTTGGTTGCAGGGGAAAGGGCCATATATCCACCTATAGACGTTGGGCCATAAGCCATATTCATTCCTCCTTTTATTATATTTAATTTTTATTATAATGTAATTTAAACAAATCATAAAATAATCATCGAAAAACAATAAGACCGCGTTTTGATGGGTGCTACAAATGGGAGTTATGGAAACGTATAAATTAACCAACTCTTTTCCAGATGTGCACATAGTAGGCGGCGGGCTGCACGGTATAGCTGCGACCGTAGATGGCGTTGGACTTGGACGCATCAAAAGCAGCCTGATAAAGTCTCAACGATGAATCGTCGCCGTCAGAATAATTGCCATTAGTAGACTCTGTACCTGTCCACGCGAACGCGCCTGAGATTGGAAAATTATTACCACCGTATCCAATGTTCTTTATGCCGGGCAGCTGGCCTGTGATGTTCGGCAGTCCGGCCTCCACCGTGCTTCCCGCTGTGTAGCCTGTGCCAGCACCCATCAGCACGCGGTTAAATGCAATCTCCTGCCATGTACCGCCGAACAGTGCGGCGGGACTGGTAGTGCTGACTGTTTGAAAAATACTGCCCACCGGGTAGGCAGACAGGCCGCTGTCCGCAGAAAGTGTTCCGTCCGCATCGACCGTCAGACCGCTGCCCACCTTCACGCCGCCCAGCGTGGTGGCGGTGGCAGCAGGGAGGGTGTATTCCTGAGCATCAGCACTCAATACACCTTTATTAGAAACTTTTAGCCCCTCTCCTACAATGATGCCACCTAGCTCTGTCGTCGTTGCAGGGGGCAGCATTGCTCCACCAATAGGGGTTTGACCAAAACTCATAAGGATATCTTCTCGGATAATGTAATAAAAAGCTTTAATAGATTCCGTTGGGATGTTACGAGCACGGATTCTCAAATAATTAGGTAATGATTCTGTTGAAGTAAAATAACATTTTTTAGCGACTACATTACTATCTGGTGCAATGACAAGTGCAACACAATCACTTCCTGTAATTCCTGTAGCTACAATGTCAATATAATTCGGATATGCAGAGTTACTATCTTGGTTCCATCCAGTTGTGGGAATCGTAATAGATACAAGATTTATTTTTTCTGCTGCCTCATAACCAAGTGCTCCGTCAACGTTGTCTTTTATTAAACTAATCAAGCCTTTATTACCAACTGTAATATTGTCTCCAATTTGTACAATACCGGCATTAGTTCTCGTAGCATAATTAGTGTCTGTAACAACGCTTGTTTTAGAATAAGGAGTGATAGCTTGGTCAACAGAGGGGGCATTTGCGGAGTATTTTAATACATATCCCCAATTGTCTTTTTTAGCTATAGATACATTGATAATAGAATTAAAGAATGTAGAGTCCGTGTTTATCCATAGTTCTGCATTACTCTGACCGTTTCCACCCGATGTTGGGATTAAATAGAAAAACTCTTTTTTTGTTGAATTGTTTTCGATATCTACATCGGAAGATTTTAGCTTATCATCATACATAATATAAGAGAAAATGTAGGCTGTAGACAAATCGTTACTATTTGTTTGTGCTAAGTCATGGATGAATAATGTAATATTCTTACTATAAGCGACAGAGTTATTTTCTGTTGAAACAATTGTAGGACAGTTAATCTCAATTTTTATTAAATCACCGTCTGATGTGTTAGAAATGTTTCCTACATGAAACCATGTTTGTCCGGTTACAGTAGACGCAGGGATGGTTTCTGTTAATATATATCCTTTTGGAGCAGCGCCGTCAATTGTGCTCGTCTCATTATTGCCCTTTGTGATGATGATTTTATCCCCTGTTGGACGCAAATCTTTGATGTACGTCGCATCTATTTGTTGACCAATAGAGTCATTTGTTGCGCTGTCTGCGCTAGTCGCAGTGTCAGCGTTACCAGTTAGATTACCAACAAACTTAGCATCACCGCTCATAGTAATGTCGCCAGTCATTGTACCGCCACTAAGTTTCAACGTGCCAACTAATGCGTTTGCTACATTAGTCTCGCTTGTTTTAGCATTAGTTTCACTAATCTTCGCTTTATCTTCAGATGCCTTTGCTGCGTTTTGACTTACAAGAGCAGCGGCGGCAGATGCTGCGGCATCATTAGCAGATTGCTGTGAATTATCCGCATAGCTACTTGCGTTCTGTTCTGAAGCAGCAGCGTTAGTCTCGCTTGTTTTAGCATTAGTTTCACTAATCTTCGCTTTATCTTCAGATGCCTTTGCTGCGTTTTGACTTACAAGAGCAGCGGCGGCAGATGCTGCGGCATCATTAGCAGATTGCTGTGAATTATCCGCATAGCTACTTGCGTTCTGTTCTGAAGCAGCAGCGTTAGTCTCGCTTGTTTTAGCATTAGTTTCACTAATCTTCGCTTTATCTTCAGATGCCTTTGCTGCGTTTTGACTTGCAAGAGCAGCGGCGGCAGATGCAGCGGCATCATCAGCAGATTGCTGTGAATTATCCGCATAGCTACTTGCGTTCTGTTCTGAAGCAGTTGCGTTTATTTCTGATTGCTTTGCCGCCTTTTCTGATGCCAATGCTTTGGTTTCACTGGTTTTAGCAGCATTTTGAGAATTTAAAGAGGCTTGTGCCGAATTTGCAGAATCACTTGCAGAACTAGCCGAATCATCAGCGCTTGTCTTAGATGCGTTTTCTGAAGCTTTCGCGTTTTGTTCCGAAATCTTAGCATTAGCTTCTGATGTAGCAGATGCAGTCTATGAAGCCTTTGCTTTATTTGCACTATCCGCTGCATTTGTCTCCGATGTCGCGGCATTCTGCTCAGACTGTTTAGCATTAGCTTCAGAAGTAGCGGCGGCTTGTGCAGATTTTTGAGCAGCAATCTGATAATTATGTGCATTTATTTCAGATTGTCTAATACTCTCAGCGGAAGCAGCGGCGGCATCTTTATATGCGTTTGCGTTAGCTTCAGAAGCGGCTGCATTACTAGCTGATACGGCTGCTGCATTTTTATAACTTTCTGCATTGACTTCAGAAGCCTTTGCGTTGTCTTCAGACTTCTTAGCGGCCTCGGCAGCATTCATAGCGTCATCGTGGTAGCTACCAATTATTTTTTGGAATGTTGCAATAGCATCTGTCCAAACATCTGGATTTTTTGATGCAGAACCAACATCGAGCAGTCCTTTTTCGATATTCAAAACCTATGGTTTTGTATGTAAAATATACTAACCTTCTTCTGCCGCATCAGTAATGCGCCCATCATATATAGAAATATCATAAGTCAAAGTACCACTCGCGGCAGTTGCCTTTTGACTTAAATACCAAGGGAATATAATATATCTTTTTTCTCCATCAGTCTTAACTTCGCGAGTGTCGGAAAAGAAAGTATCAAATTGACCAAGAGCATTAACATACCGAATAGCTAAGATTTTATCTGTAATATCAACATCATCAATAACAGCCGGAATCTTAAACTTCAGAATACGCGAGTCGTTATCGTCAACAACAGCGATATTTTCCGTTGCGCATGGTACAATATCTCTATTTCTAATTTCAAAAATATATGAACTCAAATATTTCACCATCCTTCAAAAATATAATTAGCATCCTCTAAACGAGGATGCCAACAGTTTACTCTTAGATAAACTTTTCACCAGTAATATATTCATACTCTTCTGGAGTAATCCATCCCTTAGTGGTCACATTGTAAACCATCTGCTTAGTCCAGAATCCAGAATCGTAGTAATATTTAGCCTTCTTGCCATGAACGGACAATTCCATATCAGTCATATATTAGTCCTCCATTCCTACTTCATCAGAAGCAACTGCGTCAGTTGGCAAATCAATATCAGACATCACGGCAATATACTCAATCAGTGATTGCTGATTGCTAATCTGTGCATTACGATATTCTGCCATTTTCTCCTCATGAGGAGACATGATTGCCTTTTCAAATACCATAATTCTACCTCCATAATTCGTAATAGAATTGATTCATCCTTTGTATTAGCTTATATGAATTACCATGTTCTGCATGAGCAACCCAACAGCTATAACATTGGTCTATCTTTTCTTTAGTTCTACGACCTTTTACAACAAGTTTAACCATTTTGCGCAATTTACGCTTTTCGTTCTTAACATTATCACCAAGAATTGACATAACAACTTTGCCAGTTTCAGTAAGCCTGAACTTAAATCCCAAGAAAGGAATACCCTGACCAACTCTATACAGTTTAGTTTTCTTAGGATGTAGTTCAAGACCAATTTTAGCTAATTCTTCTTGAATCTCGTGCATACACTTAATCAAGTAATTTCTGTCGTGATGAATAAGAACAAAATCATCCATATATCTGATATAATACTTAATGTGCATACGTTCTTTAATCTTATGGTCAAGTTTATCCAGAACAGAAATGCCAGCAATCTGAACGACTTGGCTACCGGGATTATACCCGGTATCACCGAGATATTGTTCATTTAATATTCTACAGACTCTATCTGCATATTCTGCTGGTAATTTCTCTCTAAACAAGGCATTTGTTGTATCGTGCCGCATATTATCATAATAGTGTTTAATGTCGCATTGAAGAACCCAAGCATCAAGACCGTTCTTTCTATAGCATCTTTGCAGATGACATTTTAAACGACCTCTAGCAAAATCAGTTCCTTTTCCTTTTTGACAAGCACAATTATCATAAATAAAACTTCGAGTCATTAACGGATACACTATATTGTCATTAAGGCTACGTTGATACACTCTGTCTCTAAAAGCTATGCTTACAGCAATTCTTTCTTTTGGATGAGTGATATGAACCGTCTTAGTCGGGCGAGGTTGGTATGTTCCGTCTGCTAGTTGCTTTTCCAATTTAAGAACCTGTTCAATTCCATGAATATAGAAATTAGCAACAGATTCTTTCCAGCTAACATTTTTCTTACACTTATATAAAGAATCAAGTAGGTGCTCGAAGTCTAGGACATTTACTACTTGATTCGATTCCTAATTGTTACTCATTAAACTTTGACCCAACAACTAAACTAAGCCGTATATAGGCGTACTGGCTCGAAAGCCAACGCCATCGGCATAGAGTGGTTTAGTTATCTTTTATAATTTTTAAAGCAAGATAACAGGGTTATAACCTCCTTGCGCTAAAAGCCGGGAACATTACGTTAGACGTAAGTTTTATATTCGGTTTCCAACACAATCCGGAGCAAACCTATTCGAGTTGCTCGCGTTGTTGTTGTTGACGTTACCGCTAGAGTTGACATTCCACGTATTATTAGCATTGCCACGATTAGCAGACCGCAAGCGCACATTCTGAATCAGGTTATAACCCAAATATATATAAAAATTAAGTTTCGTCTTTTTCTTTAGATTCTTCAAGGAGATGTCCATACCGAGTACAATCGCTGTGATTCCACTTACGAATTAAACCTCTGACTGAAATTACAGATTCAGACCAATACTTAATACGACTGGCTCTCAGATGATATAACGTCTGTGCCAAGTATATAAGGTTTAACAGTGTATTGCACGCTTTTGCCGCATCTTTTTGGAGCTTATCACGCTCCTGCCATCTTCCAACATTATCGTCAACTCTAATGTTGTTTGCATCCATAAGATTATTAAAGATGGTCAATGCGGAATCTTGGATTTTTAGTTTGACCGATTCATCGTAATCAGGAATAAATACATTCTTGTTAGATGTGATTCTTAAAGTGTAGACTGCAAGCTCTCTGGCTTGCATAACGACTTCTAGTCTATTTTCTTTTCTTTGACCAGCCGGGACAGACATTGTGCGGCCTCCTTAATTTAATTTTTATATATTTGCTTTTATTGTTAATGTTCGGACAACAGTGTTTCTCTAAGGAAATCACTGCTTTTAATCTAAATAGAAAATCTTGCACGAAAGTATTCGTGCAAGATTACTAAGATTAGCAGATGACGCAAGCCGGAGCAAACCTATTCGAGCCGCTCGCGCCGTTGCCGTAGACGTTACCGCTAGAGCTGACAAACCACGGATAAC